TGCTTGCGTAGCGCAATGTCTTTGCCATCTGCCGCATGGCGTTGGCAGTACCGCCTTGGGGTTTGTTGTACAGATTGAAGCCGTCAGGTCCCCAACCATCTGCGTTCTTGTACTTGTCCCCGAACGCAGAGTACGCGAGTGTCGAGTGCGGGTCTTTGCCTTCGCTGAAGCACTCAAGCAACAGAGGAATCTTCCAGTAGCTCGCAGTGATTCGCAGATGCGCTTGGTCCAAGTCTGCGCCCAGCAGGTAGTGCCCAGGCTCTGCAGCGAAGATGGTCTTGATTCGACCTTGCCCTTTGTTGGACCCGATGGTTTGTAGGTTCTGCTTGCTGCAAGAGAGGCGCCCAACACTGGTGGTGTGTGCGCTCCAAGTGCTCCGAGTGCGACCATCTGCCCAGACCAACCCTTTCTTCGGGTCGACACTGCGCAGCTGCATGGGCCTCAACATCGTTCCGAGAATCTTGTTCTTCTCCCGACGGTACAGGCGCAACTCTTTCAAAAATGCCATCTGATCTTCGTTGAGCAAACCACTGGCCATGTGCGCTCGTATGACGGGGTCGCCAGTGCCCGGTTGTCCCGAATCCGTGTAAAACTCTCTGGCGTCCATTGCTGGTGGGATGGTCAAACCCCAACGGGAATACAGCAACTCACGTATCTGTGCGGCCGAACCAGGATTGATCTCGTCCGCAGCGTTCGATGCACTGAAACCTTTGATGCCCAGGTTCTGCGCCAACTGCTTGAGGTTGGCCTCCCGACGACGAACGCTGATCTCGTATTCCGCCTCCAGTGACCGGCGTTGTTCTTGGTCAATGTAGATGCCCACCTTGTGCATCTCGACACACATTTTTTGGGTCTCGTGGTCTACCTCAAACAAGTTCCAAGGCTTGTCTGCTGGCCAAGATGCAGGGCGGAGGTTTTCGTCCAACGGTCGGAACGCTCCGGCCTCTGCCGCTGCATCAATCAGCGGTGCAACGATTCGTGCACTGACTGCGGTGTCGACCAAGTTGTACGACAACAGCTCGTCATCATTGGTGCTACCCGTAGCGATGCTGTCCCCTTTCTCCGTCGTTTCCCACCGTTCGACGTCCAACAGGATCGACCCGATCGTTTTCAATCCCTTTGGCAGGTCCGGCGCACGGAAGCGTGCGGGAAACAGCGTGTCAATCAGGGGCTCCGGCGTGACATGCAAGTGCTGCTCGATGACCATTCGGTCGTAAGCGCCGGCGTTGTGCCCCACCCAAGTGCGTCCGTCGGTGAACGCCCGAGCCAAGATTGCCTTGATGGCTTGTTCGTCTTCGGGCGTGTAAAACTTTGTGTGTCCATCAGATGAGAGCAAACTGATGCCTACGCCACGCGAGACCTGGGCAGTCTCTTTGAGCGTGCGTGCTACGCGCCCCTCTGCAGTCAAGTCAGGGATGGAGATGGCAACCGTACGGAGCGCACAAGTCATCGGTTCGATGCCGTCTGTTTCAACATCGTAGGCCCAAAACGGTGCAGGTTGAGACAACCATTCTTCCAACTCTTCAGGACTGGGACGCCAAAGATTCTCGGGTTGCTCCCAGTTGAGCGCGTCATTGAACCAACGGAACGCTTTGCCAATGTCGCTGTGCAAGACTGGGCGCCAAGAGGGAGAGCGCAAACTGAACGCAGGGTGAACTGTTGGCATGACACGATGGGCCGTGGCTTCTTCGGTGTCTGTGACACGCCAAGTATCAGTGACACGCAACGGTCCGCCGCGAGACTTGAGGATGCTACCGCTGATGCCGGTCAATGCTTGCGTCGCGACTTTGCCCAACGTCAAGATGTTCGGATACCGAGACGCCATCTGCTTCAGACGTGGAGCGCAGCACACTTGTGGATGCAAGACCGGGTCTTGACCCTGCCGCACCCGTTGCTTGTTCAGCCCATCGATCTTTTTGTCGAGTCGCTTCCAAGCACCAGACGCTTCTCCTGGGGGCTTGCAGGCGATGACGTTGTCGAGGTCCACATCCACACGACGAAGCTTGTTGCTACTCAGTGCGTGGTTCCATTCGCTGCCCGAGCGGCCCACCAACGGACGACCGCGAATCACTTCTTCTGGACCCGGACTTTCCGCCACGGCTAACACCTTGCAGCCGTTGTGGACCTCCGGCCCAACAGGTTCCCAGTCTTCCTGACGCAACTCACCGTTTGGTCCCAACGGACACAAGTGACATTGTGCACCCAATGTTCTTGGGTCGAAACGTTTGGTCATGTACCCTCCAGAAAAAAGGGTCACCAACACCGGACCTCATGGCATTGGTGACCCCGGCCTATAAGGCCTGCGAGTGCTTAGCTCACAACGTTTTGCGCCAAGGAGGGTGCAGGCGGCAAACCAGCTGTGATCGTGGGCGCACCCGCCCCGTTCCCGGCCACGTTAGGTGCAACTGCGTTTGCAGTGTTCTGGGGAAGCGCACCAATACCTACTGCAGCGGGTGCAGCATCTACAGTGGGCTTGTTACCGGAAGCCTTGAGAGCTTCAAACGCGCTCTTGGACAACCAGTTCTTGATGGTGTTGTACGAACCGTCGACACCCTTCTGACCAGGGACGAACTCCACGAAAGCCTTGCGGCTTGTAGACGAGGTGAGGAACCACTCGTCGCTGATGGTACCGTTGCTGAGGTCTGCATCGGTGTATCCCAAAGAGTTGAGGATGGTCTTGACACCAGCCAAGTAACCCTTGGTTTGGTTTTCGTTGAGACCTGCGATGGCGTTGCCGCTTGCGTCGAAGCCCACGTTCATGAAGGTGAACATGCTGAAGCCGTTGTCGAACTGCACGTGTACACGACGAGTCGTGGGCTTGTCAGTGGGCTTCATCTCAATCTGAGTGATGCTGACGGAGTAGTAGCCTGCGTCGGGTGCGGAGGCGCCGATACCGATGCCGTTGAAGTTGTTGCCGGGGATTTGGAATGTAGCCATGATGGCTCCTTCTTTTTATTGTTGTCATTGCAATGGACAAAATGTCCGAGGTCCAAACGGGTCATCCGTCAGGAGATGGGAGGCGGAGGCGGAAGATCTGGACTGGACGGGCTCGTTGGTCCCGCAGTATCTTCGCCACTCACCGTAAAATCAAACAAGCTTTTGCTACGCTGCTTGTGTAACACACCCCGTGCGATGCCGTCTTGGCAGGCCCAACGCAGGTGGAGAGGGTTTGTGTCTTGTTGTGCACCCGCAACCTTGGTCACGGCTTGTTTCGCGCTGGAGCCTGCTGCCATCTCTTGAGCAATCTGCTCGGCAACATCGTCTTGCCACTCCAACCCGCCGATGCGGCTGAGGTTGTAGCCGGAGTTGCTGGCTCGCAGGATCTCTCGAATGTTGCCCGGCGTCTTACGGCTGCAGACACCGAGACGGTCTCCAGTAATCCACTCGGGGTCCGTCGGGTCGCAGTAGTACACACCAGGGAACCAAGGGTCGGGGTAGGTCGCATCGACCATGGCGCGAACGTTCAAGTCACACCATGACGGGATGGTCTGTACTTGATTGCGACTGGGGACTTCGGGGCCGCCCGGACAAAGCAACCCGTCTGCGTTCGTGCCGGGAGCACGCTCGTGAAACGTCATTGCCATGTGTACGCCCAAGTGCCGTGCCAAGCCGGAGATGTGCAGCAGGTGCTTGTTGAGCATCTGGTACGGGAGAAACTTGTTGCGTCCTGCTTGTTGCTCCCACTCCAGCATGCTGCGCTTGCAGAGGTGACTGGCGTCATCAATGATGATTGCACCGTACGGTTCGGCAGTGCCGGGGTTGTAGGCGAACGTCTCCAAGAGTTGCACCAGTTGCACCAGCGTCTGCGGTGGATCCGGGTGCACAGCAGGCGTGTATCCCAGCTCGTTCTGCGCAACCAAGGTCAGTGCGCTGGGGACACCAACGAACAAACCGTTGGGGAACGCCGCCAACAGGTCGCTGGTTTTCTTCTTCTTTGGTTGACCGTACACGGTCACCATGACTGATGGCAAAGTGTCTGCCATGTTTCCCTCCTGATGATGTCTCGAGCCTATGGGACCTCAACCGCATCGTCAAGTATTTTTTTGAAACGAGATGCGACTCTGTTTTTAGAAGGTCCCGGCTTCTCCGTAAAAACACAGTTTGATGCCTGAACATTTGCCGTAGCGCCCAACGCAAGAAGATTCGTTTTGAACCTTCGGCCACTCCCAGTATTCCTCACCGTCACGGTCTAACCGCGCAAGTTCGTGTTCGGCACGCCACAGCATCTTTGCGAAGTGACGATCGCGATGAGGTGTTGCAGGGACCATCGGTCGAGCCACAGTCCATGGCGGTGTGCGCTGAATCAAGTTCAACATGACTCCCCCAAAGTCTGTACCCCAGATTTGCTGACCCATGATGCGGAACGCTGCAAACCCGCCATCGATTGCGTAACCATCAGTTGACTTGCTGGCTTGCACACGAGCATTGTGTTTGTGGTCCCAGATGTACACGCGACCCATGGAGTCCTGTGTCACCAAGTCCAAGCGTCTTGTGAGGGTGATGGCTTTGCCGCAGTCTTTGTGACCTGGGCAGTTCAATGGCGTCGGGATTATTTTTTCTCCGTCGATGGCTTTGAATCTTGCCGCGTCAAGGGGCGTGTTGGCATCGTCTGGGTGGACGACCCACAAGCCCCACTCATTGTTTTTGTTCCCCAGCATCGCCATGACTGGGTACTCGACCGCCACGACTCGTCCCGGTGACTCGGGAAACTTAGCCATGTAGCGCCGGAAAGTTTCCACCATCTCATCGATAAACTCCTCACCTTCACCGTTCCGTTTGACCCACTCTCGAACTGAATCCTCTGGAGAAAGCAACGCATCGGCATCAGTCATGTACTCATCACCGACGTGACACCCACCTTGCTTGCACCCCCAGATTGCATGTTGATGGGCCTGCATGACATGCCCCATACTGCCGCGTGTGAGCGCAGCTGCGGGTATCATCTCCAAGTTCAGGCGTCGTTGGTACGCGAACAACTGAGGGCAACGAAAGAACGTTCCAATCCGTGACCAACCGCGCGAGGACATCCCCGCATCAATGAGTATCTTCGTCATCCGATGTCCATCACGTATTCGACAACAGAGGGCACCATCTCCAACGACTGGACACGATACACGTTGGGGTGACGGTAAAACGGTATGGCATTCTTGTACGCGTCAGACAGCAGCCCATCGTTGGGCACGACCAAAACCACAGGCTTGTCTTGCACCAGAGCTGCCCCGATCTCGACGTGAGTGCCGTATCCGCCAGGCAGAATCGCGACCACGTAGTCTGCACCGTTGACACCTTCAATCTCTTCAACCGCGGATTCGCGCAATACCTTTTCCGTCACGGGTAAAAGAGGTTGATTCGCCCAGTTGTACGTGATGTCGTGGCCGAACTCTTGTTTCAACAACTTGGCAGTCCGGCGTACTTCAGCTTTGTTTGAAAAACGTGTGGCCACGTAGAACTTCATGGGGGCCTCTACTCTACAGTGAGTTTCGAGATGATGGAATCAACAATCGGGTCTTTGTCTTCTAAGCCGAGGAGCTTTTGATCCAAGCCTTGAAGTTCGTCCGCCGCAAGAAAGTCACCAATCGGGCCGAACTTCTCGACCAAGATCTCGACCACACGTGCGTCGTACGTCCCCTCCGCTATCGGAACCTTGAGAAGTGTAGCACGTCCACCCAAACGGTCAAAGCGTCCCTTCCATTGTTGCCAGTCACCCGGTTTCCACGGCAGCATTGCAAAGATTGCCAAGTCTGTGGTCTGCATCCCGTCGACGCCTGTGCCCACGCTTTGCCCCGTCGCGACCAAACAACATGGTCCCGTAGAGTCTCGGTACTGGTCGATGATGGCGTCCTTCTCTGACTCGGGTACCCCACCATGAATCATCCAGACGGGAACATTCTTTTGTCCCTCATCACCCCGACCAACCGTGCGACCAATCTCATTGGCCCAGATTTCAGCCTCACGCCGTCGGGCGACAAACACGACAACTTTACCTCCACCTTTGAGACCTTCAAGCGCTTCCGAAGTGACATACTTTCTCTTCCTGCTGCACGCCTCAGAGAGCCGAGCTTCGATCATCATCTCCCGTGCCAGCGGGTTTTGCTTTGCCGTCTTCGACATTCCCTTGATGGCTTGATTGAATGTTTGCTCGTCGCTCCAACGCTCTGCACGATTCAGTTCCGTGCTGCTCAAGTACACCACTTGCACGCGAGTGTCAGGCAACGACTCATGACTTTCTTTGTATGGCACCTCGTGTACAAAGAAGGAGCATCGCGCCTTCAACTCATCAATGTTGCTGCTGCCGGTGTCGTTGAGTCCACCGTATTGTCCCGGTCGTGCGTTGCAATATCGCAGTGCAAACTTAGAGTAGCTGTGGCTGAAACCTCCAGGGCACAGCAAGTCCAACTGACTCCACAACCTGCGCGGCCGGCCATCGTCGAGGGGTGTGGCACTGAGACCAATCGTTGTTGTGATTGACGGTAGCCGACTCAAGTCCATGGCCGCCACAGCACGGTTGTGCCGGTCGACCTTTGAGGTTCTGGCGCCACTGGCTGCAGTCTTCTTACGCTCGAAGGACACGCTGCCATCTGCCTCTTGAATCGCCGTCCAACGTTTGCTGCTGCCGTGCATGTGTAGCTCGTCGAACACCAGTATGCGAGGCTGCACCTTTTTTGCAATGTGCAAGTAGTCGGACAGTGCTTCCGCCCCGATGATGAGAAAAGGACGTTTGCCCTCGTCGTAGCACTCGCTCAAGTAGTCATCCAGCGACTGGTCGCTCTTCTTGATGTCAGATGCCGGTCGCACACGGAAGGGTTTGATGGTGGTGTACTCTTGCGTTTGGCTCCACCACACATGCCGGGCCTTGGCGGGAGTCACCACAACAACAGGTCCTGGGATGGATGTGATCGACATCAAAGTACCCAAGGTTTTGCCTGACCCGGCAGACCACACGTTGAAAACCCATGGGCGAGTCGTCGACCAAGAAACACCCCGAAACTGATAGGGTGTTGCCATGTCAAGCACATGCGGGCGCAACTCTCCAGAACGCACAGCCATCTCTGCCAGTCGTCGACCTTCGCTCTCCATGTCGGTTCTTGACGTAGGGGTATTGTCCCAAGCCTGAATCCCATCGGTGTTGATGGGCAAACAGTCAAACTGCAGTCCGAGATGCCCGAGATAGTTGGGTACCAACCACGCGCCGTGCAGCGGCACGTAGATCTCGCACTCTTCGATCCCCGAAGCGGCGCCAGTCTCGCAGAGCTTCGCCAACCGTACACGTCTGCGACCGTTCACCAAACCATACACCATGGTCCCCGGAACCCACAGCTCGAGGTTGGTCATTTGTTGAATGTCTGGTAGAGCAGACGTTCGGAATGTGTAGTGCGGCTGATCCCACATGGCTGACCTCCACCTTGCTTGTACTAAACCTATGCCGCATTGTCAACTATTGATTTGACATACCTCTGCGGAAAGGGTACCGTGACTACAAATGAGGACACCATGAAAACACAATCCGACTTCATCATGTTCGTTCGTCAACACCGCACAGGACGAAAATGGTCTCTGGCTGAGCTGGCTCGATGCGCCAACCTGACACAACCTGAAGTCAGTCGACTTGAATCAGGTATTCGGTTGCCGACCTTACGGCATGTCAAAGGAATCGCTGAGGCGTTTCACGCTACGCAGAAAGGTGAACTTTCTTGGGGCTACCCTGACTGGTTGGCCAAGTTGGTGGACCTTGCAGAGCAAGCCCGTAAAGACGCAAGAAGCGGTCCAGGGCGATGGGCCAAGCGAGAGACCGAAGAGTCTCCCGACTGCCGTTAGTCTTTGACGGGACAGAACAACGTACCCGTAGGCCCGTTCTCCAAGTCGACAATCACTCCCATCAAGCCTTGTTCGCTTGTGACGTAGCCCTCACCAGAGTGCCATGCATCGGGCGACGCCAACGATGGTAACAGGTAGTGCCGGATGCCACCGATCTCTTGAACTCGTTGGTGGTGCAAGTGACCACCAAATGCGACGTGGTGTTTTGCACGCCCCCATGCATCACGCTGTTCTTTCGCCATCACGGGTCCAAGCTTGTTGACTTTGATGGAGTCGCCGTGCGTGAAGCACATCAGCGTTTTGCCGACCTCTTGATACGTCCGTAGATGGTGGCAGTTGACTACACTCACACGATCGCTGGTCTCGTAGACCGCCCGCAAGTACAGCAGCAGGGCATGAGCATTGGTTCGGTCGTGGTTTCCGGCCATCAACACAACTCGTACGGGCGCCGCTGTTGACAACAAGTCAATGTGCTCACGGGCCAACTCTGCACCGGTCAAGAGCAGCTGCAAAGGTGTCCCATCCACATCAACAGGAGTGCCCCGTGTTGTGGTGGGTCGGAGCGCGTCGCAGTGGATCCAGTCTGAACCGACGGCAACGATGATCCCTTCGGGTTGACCAGGCAACCGGCCAATCAACGCTTCGGTGGTTTCCATCAACCGGCGCCGTGCAATCTTTTGGTTGTAGTCGTACCCAGACTCGCGTCCCCACGATTTCATGCCCCAGTGGAAGTCTGTGGCGCTCGTGACCAGCCAGTAGGGGTCATCTGCACGTCGCATCCGCAAACGCGGCACAGAGTAGTCTGTGGTGTCCGCAATCCACTCCCTGAACTTTTTGAGGACACTGTGTTCAAAGTCCCACCAGTTTTGGGCTGCTTTGTGAGTTTCTTTGGCGCTCAACTCTTCGGTCTTGGTTGCCAGTCGCCCAAACTTCAACGCCAGTGCATCTTGCGCCATGTCTTCGACACCGCGACGGGCCACTTCTTCCGCGCTGAACGGTGCAGAGTCGTGCGTGATTCCGTGCGCCTTGAGGTAACCAATCACCCAGTTGCGGGGCAACCCTGTGCGGCGAGAGACACCATTGAGACTGACGGGCTCACCGTCCCAGTTGGAGTACCAACGAACGATAGCTCGATGTGCGGCACCAGATGTCTTGACCCATGCTTTCGCTTTGGACACGTAGGTTCGATATACGTCACTGGCTTCGTCGTACTCAATCAAACCGTGGTCGATTTGTACAGGCTCAAACTCTAAAGCGTCGTCTTCGGCTTCTACTGGTTGCTCGACTTGTGCCTGCAGACTTTTCCTACGCTCTTGCAGGTACGTTTTTGAAACTACAGGGCACGGTTTCTCCGACGATACCGGCGTCGTTGGGCCGCCGTCTTTTCGTACTCGGTGAAGGACTTGATCAAGCACGTGCCGACCACGTGGAGACTCTCCGTCCATCTGTATGATTCGTATCAATCCATGCCTACCGAGGGGGACGGTGGCTACTTCATCGCCCCATCGGTTGTAGATTTGTTCTGCCGTCAAGAGGGACATATACTGCTCGGGCTGGTGTTACTGGCATTTTGCCCCCGTTGCTGCGCATACCGCTCCGAGATTGAATGCCATCTGCTGCTGGTTCTCTTTCAACTTGTCTACTGCTTGCTCGAGACGCACCAAGCGATCCTGCATGGTGTCCACCTGAGTTCTCAGGTCATCGTGTCGAGGAGCCCCCTTACCCCCAGACTGCTCTGCCATCTTGTCCAAACGGGCCTCAATCGTTGCCAAATCAGTTGTAGATGCTTGGATGTTCATCCACCCTGTACCGGCCAAAAACACCACGGACACCACAAAGATGAACATTTTGGAATCCAGAAGGTTTTGCATGGTCAAGGCTCCGTTGAGTGCATGTTGTACGCAGAAGCGTAGATCGCACCTGTGCTAAGTACTACCAATAGCACGGTAATACCGCCAACGGCACGTTGTGCGGCAGGCCGTTGGTGCCACGGCTCGGGCGTAGCGGCCTCTTCATACAGTTTAGCATAGTGGTCGCGTTCAAGTTGCAACTGCTTCATATCCAAGAAGTACTGACTTTTCAAGGCCTTAGCCCATCGTTCTGTTTGCAGCAGGTCGGCGTAGTCACTCAGGGGCACTGCAATCGCGGAACATGTCGGTGTACCCGTCTGTGTCGGCAGGATGTCTGTGGGAGGTTTGACCCCTTTCTGCAGACCAAACGTTTTGGTGCACTCTCCAGGCACGGGGTCTGGCGCTTCGGGTCGTGGAGGTAGACCCTCTCCCTGCGCTGGGGCACTCAACGCCAACGCTATCAGTATGGTGATCAAACGCATTAGTCTTCTCCACGGCTCCGGGCGTTGCCCATTTGAACCAAGAGATCGACGGCGTCGTCGCTTTTCAATGTGTCTTGAACTTCTTCTACGTCTTCTTTGAAATCATCTGCAAGAACTTTGCGAGCATGATCAGCAAACACACGCGAAGGTTTCGTAGCATCTTTACGCTTCTTGAGGTCCCGTTCGCCTTTGAAGAACGAAATAACGGAGTACCCTCCAACCGCAGCGCAGAGGGCCAAGATTGCAGTGAGCACTTCATTCACGGGAACTCCTATGACGTGATGACGTTGAGAATCACGTCGTTTGCGGGACTGGTGTTGTCGCTGGTAGCGGCACCGGTCACACACCAGATGGACAACGCTGTTGTAAAGATGGAACCCTCGGGCATCACGAATGAAACCCTTGAGCTGGCAGGGATCTTGAACTGCCAGTTCGGTTCAACGTTCGGCCCACCAGCGGCTGCATCAGCCATCTTGAGATACAACACGGTGGAGTTTGCGCTGTTGTCGACCGTCACCATGAACAATGTGCCGGCGGCTCCCGTGACATTGTTTTGCGAGGTGCTCCCGATGTTCAGGTCAGTCGTGAGTTTCCCGCCCAAGGCGGCAATCGTGCTGATTGTCGAAGTGCTCATCAGCTGCAAACCAACGTGACAGTGACCTGTGCAGCGGGTGCTGTAGTGTCAGACTGGGCTTTGAGCCGGGTGATGCAAAAGTTCAACTTGTCGAAGGCCAATCCAAACGGAATCTGGTACGTCACGGACTTGAGCGCTGTGCCTTTCAACGTCATGTCGGGCGCCGTGCTACCTGCTGTGGGGCTGGTCCCGTCGTACAGTTTGACAAAGTGGTCTGCAACAGTTTGCGTGCAGTCTACGATGACGCTGAACAATCGCCCAGGAGATGCCGCCACGTTTTCCTGCATCACCACAGCGGTTTGGTTTGTGTCCACGATGACCTTGTAGTCAACCGCATCGTGGAACCCCGTCGCAGACAGTGCCACTTCAGCCTCGTTTGCTCAACGCAGACATGGCCTTCTCTGCCGAGTCTCCCGCGATGTACGCCAACCCCAAGTACAACCACTCTTGCGAGTCGAGACGATCGACCAACAGCAACGCTGTGCCCAACGCAAGCACCGCAAGGCGACGCCAAGAGAGCCGGTTTTGACTGGCGAACAACGAATGCATGATGTTTTTCAACGCTTCCATCAGTACCTCATGTAGCCAGAATGCGAACGACTACTTTGTTTGTGGGATCGGTTTGGGTGACGTTGCTGTTGCCTGACCCGTTGCTCTTGACTGTGGTGCACCAGAACGAGAGTCCTGTGCTGTACGCGGACCCGCCTGGACAAGCGTACGTGACGGTGCCGCCCGCTGGTGCGTAATACACCCAGTCTGGCGTGATGGCCGCAGACGTCACACCATTCATGATGCTGTCGGCAACCTTCACGTAAACGCCTGAAGTGTTCAACGTGTTGTCGATCTGAATGCTGTACTTCGTGCCGCCACCTGTGGTGGTGTCTTTCTCGGCAGTACCATTCGCTTCGGTGTCTGTGACAAGAAGTGTCCCGAGGGGGTTGGCGACATTGGAAACGGTCAAACTCATGAGATCTCCTACGAAGCAACAACGCGAACGGTGACGTTCTGCGCAGGTGCCGTTGTGTCGCTGTCGGCAGAACCGGCTACGCACCAAAAACTGAGACTGTTGAAGTCGATACCGTCTGGCATCACAACGTCTTTCACAGAGGTTGCGGGTACCTCAATCATCAAGTCGGGAGCAGTCGTACCCACGGTGATGGTTGACGTTGTCAGGGCAAACTTCGCGTACGAAGAGTTTCCTGCTTGGTTGTCGATGTGGATGTAGTACAGCTTACCCGACCCACCTGTAACGTCGACAACAGCGGTTGCGTCAGCATCCGTGTCCGAAGCCAGCTTGTACGTCAAGATGGTCGATGCAAAATCAGCAGTGGTCAGTGCCATAGTTACTCCAGCCAGTCATGGAGGCCCTCTGCAAGAGCCACGCCGATGCGTTCCATTCCTTCATCAGTAAGAAGAGGTTTGTGTCCGTCGTAGTCGACGAAGCACGGTTCAAAACAAATCGCAGTCGCAGCCACGCCTGCTATCGTATTGTAAGCGTTTTTGGTCCAGTTGTCAGGGGTCGAGGCGATTACTTTGACGCCACCTTCCAACTCGGGACACGCGTTTTTCAGTTTGACGGCGATGCTCGTGGCCATGTCAGGACCACCTGTACTGCGATAATCGTAGAACACTGCACCGTAGTCTGCCTGATTCCCGCTGCCTGCGTTCAAGTGCGCTGACACGTATGCACATGGACCATCGGCGCTGTTCTGGTACTCGTTGCACCGCGCGTGACGGTCAGAGTACCAACCATCGCTGATGCAAATCACGTCGTGACCCAGCTCAATCAAGCGCTCTTCTGCAGCCAGCAAGTACTTCGGCGTCATCATTGCCTCTGACTCCCACACTGCGATTTCACCGTCACCGTCTGCGTCAAACACGGCGCCGCGATCCGAAGCTTTGCGCCCAGGCTTACCTGCGTGTTGTCGGTCGAGAAAGATAAGCGCCATGTGAAAGACCTTCTAAAGCGGCAAGACGACGTTCGCGGCGATGCCGTCCCAGTCTGTTTTGATACTACCAGCAGGGATAAAGTCGTTGACAATCTGCGTCCAGTTTGCGCCGTTATCCGTTGACTTTGCAGCGTCACCATCGTTGCATCCAACGATCCATGTCGTCCCATCTGTCGCTATGCTTTTTGGATTGCTAATACCGCTGATGTCATCGGTGAGGATTTTACGGCTGACAGTTCCGATTGTCTTGCCGGATACCGTGAATCGATTGATGTCCACATCTCCCTCAGAAAAGGCAACGACGTTTCCATTGGCTGCGGCCATCTTGACAGAAAAGTCATTGGTAGTGCTGTGAGACATTCCAATGCCATCAACCTCATCGCCCCAGTCCGTGATGTCGGACGCCGCGCAAGATCGAAATCGAATCTCCTGGGATCGGCTGTACGCAATGACCCACGAGTTGTTTGTGTACACAATGTATTGGGCTCTTCCTGGCACGTTCGTTGAGAACGGGGTGGACACGGCGAACGTCGCCCCATCGTCCGTGGAGTAATAGATGCGGTTGTCCTGCATGCACATCCAGTTGCCTTGACCATCCGACGCGATTGCGTTGATGTAATCCGAAGTCACCGTTCCGGTCAGTTGAGAAAGGTCGATTGCCGTCCAGTTGGATCCTCCGTCGGTAGATCGGAAAATCGTTCGCGGGTTCATGTCTCCAACCGCCATCCACGTCCCGGCTGCTGTGCCGTCGGATCTCGCGCCCCACATGACGCACATGATCTCGTGGTTGTTGCTGCTGTTGGAGTTGATGTCTACAGTGGTCCATTTGTTGCCTGTGGTCACGTCGGTCGAACTAACAGACATCTCATGACGACTGCCGCCGGGGTCTTTGTTGGCAGACATATAGATGCCGTTTCCATTCGCATCCCGTCCGAAGCCCACAAAATCGGTATCACCAGCGCCGATCGACCCACCAAGCGCGTCGAACGAAATGAACCCCGTCCACGAAGTCAGGTCGCTGTTTGCTGCGTAGCATGCGAGCCCGTCCTCAGTCCGTGCGACCCATTGAGTGGCACCACTTGCCGCCTTTGTGCAGTTGTTAATCTCGGCACAGTTTGCGTATGGTACGTCATTGATCTGCGCGATGTTCGCAACAGCAACATCGTGAACCTGTGCGTAATCAGCCATCTATGCAAGCTCCACAACAGTCATGTCGGGTTTGAAGTAGATGACATCGTCACTAAGAGCGATGCCCACAGCTTGAGCCACATCAGAACTTCCGCTTGGTACTGTTGCCGTGATTCCCCCGGCCGTCGTGCTTGCAAACAGTCGATTACCGGCGGTGAAGTTAAACGTGTCGTCGCGGAACATACCTTGCAGAAGAATCACCCCTTGAGCGTTGGCGCTGATTGCCGCAACCGCCAGACCAATCGCAGGCATCGTTGCCACAGCATCCGCGTCAGTCTTTGCAACAGTCCCATTTCCAGAGACATAAACCAAATCACCTTGGGCCACGTCGGCGCTCGCAGTCAGAATCGTCGTAATCCCAGTCGCAGTGTGATCGGCTGTTGCAAGCATCGGGGTTTCGATGTGTACGGACTTTTGTTCTGGAATAAGGAAGCCGTTTGAAGCTTTCAAAAATCCAGCGGCAGTGGTGACGGAGTTGTCACCGTTACCAATGATGGCATCGATTTCGTCTTCAGCATCACCGTCTTCGAGAACAAGGCCGAACTGCATCTCGGCATCGTGTGTGGCCACACCGAACATCAATCGCCCACCTTCAGCGTTGTTCGATGCGTCCGCTACTTCGGCTTGAACACGAGCAAAAATCGTTTGATCTTGGTTGTCGTCGTCACCAACAAACTCAATCATTCCAACGATGTCATTATCCGCTGCGGCAGCACCTTTGTCTTTGACAAGTTGGAACCGTGCCCCGTTGGCGTCGTTGGTCGTATTCTTGATTTGAAAGAGCGGGTCTTCTGAGTTCGACGACGTAAACGTCACCGTGTCTTGGGTGATCGTTCCGAAGGAGCTACCCGCAGCGGCAAACGTAATGTTACCGCTGGCGGCATCCAACGTGATGTCTCCATCAGCATCAATGCTAACGTGACCGGCTGTACCACTTCCATCGGTGGTGGAGATGGTTAGCTCACCGTTGGCGCCTGTCGCAACAGTCGCGAAGTCGGCATTGTTTGCAGAACTCAACATCTTGATGTCAGGTCCACCATTGTCGATCTTCATGAACACGCCTTGGTTGAAGTCTGCTCCTGTGGCAGTCAGATCCAAAGCTCGTGTCGTAGTGTTTCCGGGTGCGCTGCCCGTGGCCGTAATCTCAAGACCCTTGACAAGAGTCGTTCCCGAAGAGTTTGCGTGAGTCAACGTAGGCGTAACCAACAACCCCGTCATCGTGTTGGTGCCGCCAGTCGCCGTTGTGTTGTCCATATCGACAAAGATTCCGACAAGGTCGTTGTCAGAAGAACTGGCCCCAGTCTTGTCAAAATCGACTGTCATTGCAGCATAAGTGTCTGCGCTTGTGTTCGTCACGTTGTTGTCGATGGTCAATGAACTCAAAGCCCCGACACTCGTAATCGCAGTCTGTGCTGCGGTAGTAAGCGTGCCGGCCAAGTTCGTTGCGGTCAACGTACCGGAACTTGGGTTGTAGGTAAGGTCGCCATCGGATTCGAGACCCAAGTTGCCACCATCAACATCGCCGCCTGCGGCAAATATGACGGCATTGTTTTCGTCTGTAGATTCGTTGTCGCTGATGGTCACAGTGGTCGCAACAGCAGCCGTGGTGGCATTCGTTACGGTCACACCCGCAATGACTGTGTTGAGCGCAACACCACCGACTGTAATCGCGTCGGCTTCCAAAGTGCCATCGAAATCGCCGTCCACTGCGTCAATGTTGCCCTTGAATACAGTTGCCGTAACCGTGCCTGAACTGGGGTTGTAGGTCAGATTGCCATCCATCTCCAGACCGACGTTACCCGTACTCGAAGTCGCATCCTCAACAAAGGTAATCAGATTCTCTTCGTCGGTGCTCTCATTGTCTGTGACGAGGACATGCGATGCATTTGTTGAGTTCGTTGCATTCGTCGCATTCGTTGCGTTGGTCGAGTTGGTCGCGTTTGTAACAGTGACACCTGCAATGACCGTGTTGAGAGCGGTGCCGCCCACCGTGATGGCGTCTGCTTCAAGCGTGCCGTCGATGTCCGCATCACCACTGATGTCCAGCGATCCAGCATCCAACTCGCCTGTGAGCGTGACGTTGCGGAACCCTGTGATGTCTTTGTTGCTGTTAACGACAACGACTTTTGATGCGGCCACAGTTCCCGCAGTTACGCCGTCGATTGCCTCAAGATCGTTTTCATTGATGTCGGCGCTGCCGATGATGAAACCAGTCGCAGTGACGGTGCTATTGAAGGCCGCGGCACCTGCGGCAGAACCATCCAAAGTCAAAAAGGTTGTGTCCGAGCTACCGTCTGTACCCTTAAAGATGATGTCAGTGTCGCTGCCCTGGGCATCGATCGTGATGTTGCCTGCAGTGGTTGTCAGGTTGATGGCTCCGTCACCCGCACTGATGTCGTCAGCAGCAACTGAACCAGCGACGTTACCCGTCACAGCGTCGGCCACCCATTTGGCGCCGTCATACTTGAGGAACTGCCCACTGCTCGGGGTGTCTTGACCAATCTTTGTGACGTTGCCAGAGCCGTCAAACGTAAACGCTGCGGTGCCGCCAGCCTCTTTCAGCGAACCACCATCGTCGATGATGATGTCCCCGGTGGTAGCAATGTTTCCCGTGACCTCCAGGGGCTTGTTCATTTCCCACTGCGTTCCAGTGTGATCGTACAGGAACGTGGCACTCGCACCATCAACCGAGATTCCAGCACCGTCAGCAGCAGCGGAATCAGCAGCACCAGAAGCGATGACGATGGTTTTGTCATCTACAGTCAGCGTGGTGGAGTTGATTGTGGTGGTCGTACCATTGACGGTCAAATCGCCAGTCACGGTAAGGTTGTCGTTGACCGTGACTTCGGATGTTGTGTGACCAAGCGAAATGGGTACACCGCTGGTGGCTGTACCAATCGTGATACCGTTTGACGTATTCGAGTTGTCGATGTTCAACGTGCTGGTTGAGTCCAGCGAGATGTTGCTACCATCAACGACCAAGGTGCCATCGATGTCGGTGTTGTCGAGGGTGGTGTCACCGTTCACGTCCAAAGTGGTTGCAGGAGTGGTTGTGCCTACACCGACGCGATTGTTGGTTTCATCAACAGAGAGTGTACCGCCATCAACTTCCAAGTCCGCAATGACTGGGTTCTGGTCGAAAAAGATGCTGTTGTTCATCACGCCCTCCAGTTGACGACCAGACGGTCCAGCACAGCAGTGCCTGAGTCGACCTTCAGCCCCACCCACAAGTTTTGTGTTTTGGGTTCAGCTGTGAGGCCGGGGTTCAAAATCGAATCCGACAGTGTAGAGAACCCGTCAACTGCAAAGATGTCCCGTTCCACCGACCAAATGACGCCTTTGTCTGTGGATGTCGTGGTGCCCGTTGTCAAGGTTTGTGTCGCTGCGGAAGGACCATCACCAATACAGGGTACGTCTCCAGAGGCATCACGGAACACTGCGGCTGTGGCTTCCGAAGGTGTCCCTGCACTTGAGAAGTGGGCTTCAATCGAATCGATGCGTGACCTTACGGGCAGGCGAATCTGCACCAGCGAGCGAGTGGTGCCTACCGTAGGGAGTGTTTCCGTAACGACGGCCGCAATCCCGGCGTTGCTCCAACCTCCGAATCGTGCGTTTGACATGGTGAATACCTCAAAGTTTAGTGAATAATAACAGGAAACCGGACTTTGTTCATCTAAATGCTAAACCAGATGGATGCGTTACCGGACGTGATTTTGCGTTGTACAACACCGCTTTGCAGCACCGCCCCTTGGGGTGTCACCGTAATCGGATGGACGTGCGCTTTGTTGGCAATGTCCTTGATGATGAGGTCCTGACTGTTGCCGTTGCTCAAGGTCTGAGGCAACAGGACTTCAACAGGACCGTGACTGGTGTCAACCAAGATGAGCCGGTCAGTGTCTTTGACTTGGTAAGGGGAGTCTTGCAAACCAATCTTGCGGGTGTTTTGACGTACAGGTGTACTCTCTTGGACCAGCTCGGCAGATAGATTTTGAGCCTCTTGATTGACCCTGCTGCGTCGTCCCATCATCAACGGCTCCGACCAAGAGCAGGCTTCTCTTCCATCTTGCGTGGGGTTGCTTGACGAGCCGTCTTAGCCCTGCTGAACTCTTCAACTTGCAACCCTGTAGCAATACGCGCACTACCCGCCAAGATACCCAAAGCAGTCCTTTGCTCCATATCTGTGAGCGGTGTGCCCCCAAGAAGCGCGGGGTTCATTTGCTTGAGAAGTAGTTGATTGGCTTCAGCGATCACAGGAGATTGACGGAAAAGAAACGATGGCATGCCTCCCAGAATGTACACACGTTCCGATCGAAGTGTCTTTTCTTCTTCTGTGGCAGGACCACCCAACGTATCCTTCATAGCGGGGACACGGATCAACTCAGAGTTGGGGAACGTCAACTCATACAAGTTTGCGATTACAGGGTGGACCCGTACAGGCATGGCGTCCCTACCACTCATCGCACGTAGGGTGTCACCAAGAATCGGTGCACGGTCGGGGTCTGCGATTGACTCTCGCAAGTTGTTCAAGACTTGAACGTTGAACTCAATGCCCGAATCTGTTGGTACAGCCCCCGTGATGAGTTCTGCCATTTGACCATAAGCCGTAAGCGTCGCCCCCATGTGACGGAATCCCGAGCTGAATGTGCTGTCAGGGAAGAACACCTCAAGGTACGGGTACTCTCCAGTGACGTTGCTGCTTGCAGCAATCAGGTCTTTGTTTGCTTGCGTCACGGCTTGTGGGATGGCGATACCAGGGCGATCACGCAACCAACTTGGCCGAGCCTCTTTCGGGCGCCTACGTACGCTGAACTTGGCAACCTCAGCCCGTGGAAGTCCCGACCCTTCCAAAAGTTCGATGACGTCATTGTCCACAAAGCGAAGGTTTTTACCGTCTACCCAAGAGTTGTGCCCCCGAAGCCATGCACGCATTTGCATCCGAACCTCTTGAGGAATGTCGCTGGGCTTACCACCAAACTGATCTTCGATGATCTTGCGAGCTGCGAAGTACTGGTCTTTCAGTTCGGGAGGCATCGACGAAGAGTCAATACCATAGGGGTCGGTGACTGAGTCGTACAGCAACTCTGTGACCAAGTCACCCACAGCCTCTGGGGTCCGACGCAAAACAGACATGCGATACGCGCCTGCGGGAGAGAACAAGTTGTTGAACACCATCCGGTTTGCGTTCTTTTGGAATGCCCAGAATGGGAGAATCATGCTGACCATCCAGTGACGGTCTGCCTTGGACATCGTGCCGCCGTAGTCGAACAACGCCTTCACAGAGAGACGAGCGGCAGCACGAGGGTCCATACCCTGTTCCATGAGGCTGATGGCAGCACCGATACGCTCTCGTTCACCCCACGCTTCAGCCATATCGCTGACCGCAAAGGTGAACCACTCTTGGTATTTTGCCAGTTGGTCCTGCGTGAACGTACCAGATTTGCGAGCGTTCAAGAGAATCTGTTCGCCCAACTGACGCACCGCACTGGTCAACTCAGACACGTCGAAGCTGGAGAAAACACCTTCTTCTACCATGATTTTTCGCAGATCTCGTGCCCTGTAAAAGGTATCCCCGACTTGAATGATCTCATCGGTTCCGTCCAGTACAGGAGTGACATTGATGTGGTACTTGCTGAGGTTCAAGAACTCAGACACCTTCTTTGCTGCTGCATCTCCACCTCGTTGCAACGCGTCACGCACGGCTTCAGCCTTGCCAGGGTCACCACCTTTCAGTCGCGACATGGTGTCAATCCCGCGAGCAACACCGGGTATCGCCATGACGTTTTGCGTCATCAAACGAATCTCAGAGGCAATCGCAGGAGCCAGACCTGCTTCGACTGCCATCTGCTGAAAGTGGTCGATGCTGTTCATCAAGAAGTATCGTTGACGGACCATTGTAGCGCCACGGGTCATGCGAATCTTCATGAGACGAAGCAAGGTGTTTCGCAACTCACCCAACTCTGAATCAGCTGAGGGGAAGCCGCCAGCTATGCGAAGTTGCTCGGGGTCGGTACCTCGGGCAATCGCACGAGCCAAACGTCGTCGGGCGGCCAGTGGAATCATGATGTCGCTATCGAGAATCTGGGCTTCGACGGGGATACCGAAACCAATCTTGTCGGCATACTGTCGTAGAGCAGTCATCTTATCCGGCGGAACAAACTCACCGTTGATCCACTTCGTCCACAACCCGGCGAGTTCACTGTCCAGTCCCAGACCATTCACCGCCATGTCTTTTCGAGCCTGACTGGCCAAACCATGGGTGGCCGTGAGGATGGCTGCACGACCTTCTGCCTCTTTACCGAAAGTCGTGTTGATGTCATTCAAGAAGCTCTTGGTCTTGTCCAAGTCGCTCAACGCATCTACTGTCTTTCCGTTTCGAGCAATCAAGCCCGAGTGGTGCAACAGTATTTCAGTCAACGGACCCAAGATTTCTGGTATCAGTGTGGAATCGGTTCGGGCGACTTCAGGTTTCATTGCCACCAACAAATCTCGGGTGTACAACGAACCGACATCAGACTTCCACAACGTGTCCAACACTTCAGATATTGTATCTCGGTCAGCCTTACTCAAACTCTCATACGCTTCTCGAATAGCTGTAGGGTTCTTGGCTTTTTGCACGGCCTCCCCCCACTTCTTGAGCACGTCAAGCTTGTCGGCAAACAACCCCTCTCGAAGAGACCTACCGACGTTTTCCAAGACTTCTCCGGCAGTGTTCGTACCGGATGACACCACACGACGACCGCCTTGCTCGAACGCCACGTTCTCTCCGCTCAAGTACCGGTAGATCTTGTCCCAGTACTTTGCGTCGTTTTTGTTCAACGCGGCTTCCGAGATGAGACGGATAGCCTCGTGTGTACCATTCGCAACAACCCGCTCTCCACCCATGACGCGACGTCGCATCTCCGGGCTCATACCCTTCAAATCGTCCATGGCGTTGCCGCCCATCAGTGTACCTTTGACAAACCGACCAACTTTGTTGCGTGCGTCATCACCAATCAACGCTTCATCAAGACGCTCTGCAGGCGTCATTCCTTCCATGCTTTGTTCACGAACAATGCGGGCCAAGTTTGGTTGATTGAGTGCTGCGTTCACCTTTCGTTCTTCATCAAACGCAAGAGACAGCTTTGCCAAGTCCTCGACGTCCAACTCGGTCTTACCGCCTACCACACCCAGCTCATCGGCAAACATGGGCTTGTCCAAGGTGATCACAACTCGGTCAGGCTCTTTTGCGACGAGCGCGGCTTCGGCAGCAGCCGTCAACTCATCTCCTTCCACGGTCTGCATGCCCGCACGACGCAGCCGTCGAACCACTTCATTGGTTCCGCGGGACAACATGGAGGCTCGATCTTGACGACCCAACAGTTGTTCATCCAACATCTTCAGCGTGCGCGTCATGATGGGTTCACGTGGAGGGGCTTTTGACGCGATGTCAGCGAACACGTCTTCAACCTCATCTGCCAATGTGATTGGCGTCTTGGCGCCCTTGGCAGACAAGTAAACTTCCAGCATGAAGTCTTTGATGTGCTCAAACGCTGAACGGGTATCGACGTTAGGTAGTTTGCCAGCAGCAATGTAGTCTGCGAAGTCGTCAACAAAAGCCTCTTCCGCTTGACGGATGACGTCGGCGGGGCCGTCGAGTTGCCCTCCCTTCAACTGCACAGGGATTCCTTTCTCAGTGTTGAGGAACTTGACGACGGTCTTTTGTTCACGGGTGCTCAGGTTGCGCAATGCAACGCGCCCCAACTCTCGGTACACACTGCGAAGGTCTGGTTGACCCAGACCGAAGATGAGAAGGCGTCCATCATCGATGAACTTCGAGGCTGTTGCGGGGTTGGTGGTGCCTGGGGCTGTACGCAACCCGTCCGCCAACGCCTGATCCAAGTCTGCTTTTTGCAGGTCTTTCGCACTGATGCGGTATTGAACGTCTTTGCCTTTGTTGGCTTTACCTTTTTTGATTGGAACCCCAACATTCATCAGCCGCTCATACAGCTTCACGGCATCAGGGCCGGGGTTGATGTCTGACAAGAACTCCAAGTTTCGCCGTTTGGCTTCCGAAAGGATCTCCATGTAAGTCTCGAAGCCAACGCTTTTGCCACGAAGGTTCTCGGGCAGCTCGATGCTTTCAACGCGCAGACGTTTCGGTGTGATGCGGAAAGTCATTCCTTCCAGCAGTTGGGTGCCACCGGCATTGTCTCGGATCTGCTGGCTTGTGAGTTGGAATGTACCGTTCTGTAGCGGTTGGATCTGCCAATCTGTTTGTGTCTTTACACCTTGTCGAGGCCCAAACTCATTCACGAAGTCGTCGATGTTTTTCATCCGTTTCGTGAGGTTTTCGGAGTACCACTCTTCTACACTCTTTCCGTAGGATCGCTTGGCGGCTTTGGCCATACCCTCTGCGATCCGTACAACACTCATGGCTTCGTCTTTGGTCATCCCCATGGTGTCCATGAGGTCATCCATCAAGTTGATGCCTGGAATCGAGAACTCTGCAATCTCATCGACATTCCGCAGAGGTCGTTGACCTACAGACACGGTCAGAGGTGGAGGTACGTCATTGCCCACCAGTCCGTGCAAAGCTTGACGCAACAAGACACTGGAGTTTGCACGAGCCTCCATGTTTAACTTGACGGCTTCCTCACCTCGGGCAATCGCATCCAACATTTCGTCTGTGGTGGGGGCTTTTGCTTTGGCGGCTTTTGATGCATCACGTATGACATCGACTTGGTTCAGCACATCATCAATCTGCTTGAACTGAGCGCGCGGAACTTCTTTCGCCAGTTGATTTTTGAGCGTCAGTGCCCACTGGCTTGGATCTGCGGTGAGCGTGTTCAAGTCATCCAACTTGTTGCGAAGACTGTCAGTTAAGTCAACACCCTTTTTACCTATCAAAATCTTGATTTTTTTGATCTTCGGGTCTGTTCCCTCTTTGACGAAACGACTGTAGATCGTCGGGTCCTTGTTCGCAATCCGAGCTTTGACGGTTGCCAGTGAGTCCAGAGCATCGTTGTAGTTGTAAAACTCGCCATACGAACCAAAAATCGGGGAGCCCGGATCTGTACCGGGACGAAGTTGACCTTTAGCAACTGAAGTATGTAGCGCCTTCATTTCCACACCCGCATCGCCGGGAATGATCCTCGACAACTGGGGGTCAATCAAGTCTGGATTGAGTTTGTGGAAGCGGCCAACGACATCGACTTCCAGTTGGTCCAACTGGTCTGCAATGTTGGGGTACTCTCTGCGGAGTTGCGAGTGCAGTTGCGCGGCTTTTTCTGCAGCTGCACGGTCGCCGTTCATGCCCTTGACCATCATGTCGACGGACTCTTCAACGATGGGGATGGCCCGTTTAGCGTTTCGAGTTTTGACTCCGGCACGGATTGTCTGCTGTGCCACCTTTGCGGCGCCACCAAACAACACCGTGACATCGGGAAACAACACCGTAGCCACCAGACCTGCTGAGCCTGCAGCAATCTTGGCGGGCATGTTTTGATCGGCGAAGTCGGATTGGAGCGCGTCGTCCAAAAACAACTTCCGCTTGGCGATACCTTCAAGTGCCCCGTCACCGAATACTGCGCCTGAGATGGCAGACTGCGGCAAGTCCAGCATACTCAAGCCCCACAGCAAGTTGCTCTCTTGCCGTGCGATGACGTTGCCCTGGGAGTTGAAACCGATGATCTCAACATTCGGTTGGACTGCTTCTGTGAACGTTAGGTCTTGACCTTCAGTGCCCGTGTCCCAGCCACGAATGAACGTGGGTGCAGACCACAGCCCTGCGATTTTTAAGCCTGCCAAGTCTTCGATGGCCTTCTTTCGGGCTTTGCGGAAGGCGTCTTGAAACTTTGGTGAACTGGCAGTGATGTCCTTTTGCTTGAGCGTCCTTTTGACTTGATTATCCACCCACGATTGACCAGCACTTCCAATGAACTGTTGGTTGAAAAGGTCGACGGAGTTGCGGAACTCCTCGTCAGTCTCGTACCTGCGTTTGATTTTGAACGCATGTTGAGACCCGTTTTGACCGTACTCGACAACCTCAGGGTCGTCCTTGGGATCTTCAGGACCAAAGAACGCCGCCTTCTTGTCAGACAACTTGATTTGCGGCGGCGCCTCCAGTTCCTCCAGCGCCTCTTCAATCTCACCCAAGCTGGTCGCGTCTCGGGTTCGGCGCGCTTCCTGCGTCACCAATCGCCTACGACCCAACTTCTCGATCTCCTCTGCGCGAGCTTTGACTTTCTTCTCTGCTTCGGACCTGACCGCCGTCACGTCAGATGTCTTCAACTCTTCGGTGTATTCAAAAGGATCTCGCCCCTTACGTCCGACTTCAAGCACCATTCGCTCAACATCCAACCCTTGTTGGCGGGCGGCTTGCTGAAACTGATCGGTAGTCAAACCTAACTTCTTGCTGTGCGTTTCCACGATTTGCGGTAACGATACAGCGGCTTCTACCGTTGGATCCGGCGTGTCAGACAACATTTTTTTGCGTTCAAATGCAATCTTGTTGGCCAACTTATCGACCCCCAAGTCCATTGTCTTGGTCTCAGGGAGCGAAATGTCTGCCCCGGTCTCGGGTGCTTGTGGTTCAGCCATCGTTATTCCACTGCACCATAGTCAAACTGCCCCTCTTCGTTTTCGTACAGGTAAAGGGGTTGTTCGTTTTGCGCCACGGCATCTTCAGCCTTTTGCGGTGCAGCCGTACGTTGTTGCCTCGCCGTTGTTGCGACACGAGATGGCGTAACGGCCTTGGGTGCGTTTCCTGTGAGGACTTGTGCACGTTCCAACATTTTCGCTTGAGACGCCAACTCTTTTTCTTTTGCCTCAAGCGCCGCAATCTCTTCCATGACCTTACGGCTTTGCATGGCCGCTTTTGTAATGACAGTCGTGGGGAAACCTTCACCCGGTACAAACGTGGGATCTTGACGTTTTGCGAACGACACGGCATCTTCGCCCGGGGCACGCTGAAGACTCTTTAGCATCTGTTGTGCACGTGTTCGCGCGTCCGCAATGTCTTCGGCACGCGCCTCTACTTCGCTGATTCGAGCGTTGACTCGTTTAGCCGCAGCCGACATTTCAGTCGGTGATTTTTCTCCGGCTGCAAATATCTGGCCTCGGGATGTCACCGCTTTTCGCCCCTGTAAACGGTCGGCTATCGCTTGCATTGCAATCGCACTGGGAGAGAGTCCTGCAAACTCTGCAGGGTTGCTAAACGTAAAAGGTTGTTCTGGAGGGTCGATAGGTTGTGCACCTGCTTCAGCCAATCGCGCCTCACGTTGTCGTTGTGCAGCTTGTTCCAACGTTTTCACAGCACTTGTCGCAGAGGCAATACGCGACTGGGTGGCTCTGACTTCTTCGGGAGAACCTGTGCCGAGTTCCGCTGAAAGAGTTTGTTGCGCGTCTTTCAACTGATCACGTTGTAACTTCAGCTCCGACGTGTAGTCAGTGTCGCTTATGGTGGGCTTTGATCTGCCACCGGATGGAGTTGTCGATGTAGCTTTTTTGCGGGCCTTGTAGTACCCGCCCATAAGGTCACTCATGCAACACCTCCGGGGGTCTCGTCTTCGTCATCGAGTTTGACGTTCATGCCTTGCCGTTGTGCAGCATTGATTGCTTGAGGCGATTCGGCCTCTTGCCCAGGCGTCAGCATGCCCATGTTGCTTGCAGCCAGCGACGCCACCGCAGGAGTCATTGGTTTCGGACGACCGATTGCTTCGCGAAACGCTCGAGAAAGACTGCGACCTTCAGACTCGCGACGCTGCTTCCGCTCCTCTCGTCGTTGCTTTCGCTCTCGTGCTTTTCGTGCCCCACGGGGTTCGTCAGCTCGTTGCACCGGACCAGTAGACTGCTGGTCGGGGATTGTCGGGGGAGGTGACTTGGCGGGCTCGTCTGTAAGCGCATCGCCGCTGATGGCGTCCACAATCTCTGCTTGTGTTGCAGTGCCATCGTCTTTTGCTTTCTGCTTGGGCGCTGTCTCGGGACGGTTTGCTGCAAACTGTGCGGCCGCTTCCCGCTTTGCTTTCTCAATGTCCTGTGCCTTGAGACCTTCAGTCAGTGCACGAGTACCGGCCACCATAGAACCTTTATCGCCTCGACGGATGGCTTCGATCTGCGTGTTGACCTTGTTGACGTCAACACCCTCGGTTGTTGCAGCCATCCGAGCCAAGTTCTCAATGAGTTTGTCTCGGTCACGTTGAGTGGTTGCCATGTCCGCTGCAGCAGCTTTTGTATCGGCCTCTGCTGCTGCCATGGCTTCATCTGCAGTCTGTGTGGGAGCAGGTGCTGCCGGTGCCTTGGGCGCCTCTGGTGCGTCTTTCAATGCAGGGATGGTGACGTCGGGTTCATCCGCGTCGTCATCGGCCATGATGTCAGCATCGGATCGCGCAGGTTGGTCTGCACGCTTTTCTGCTTCAATCTCTCTCGCAAACTCCTGCTCAAACTGTTTTGCTTCAGTCCTTGGCGTCTCTTCAGTTTCGCGGGACTTCGGTGCAATGACACCGGCGACTTTGCCCATGACGTCATCGACTCGATCGAGCACCGTCTTTCGGGCAGGCGCCTCCAACGATTGCGCTTCAGAACGACCATTGGTTTCTTTGATGGTCTCTTCCAACGGTTTGGCATCTTCGAGACCTGCGGCTTCGAGAATCTGCTCTCGAACCTTTGCGTCATCGCGAGACTTCGTCTGCAGCCCTTCAGGTACTGACGCGCCTCCTTTGATGGCCTCAGGCGTTACCAAAGCTCCAGAACCATCAAACATGGGCTGACCGGACTTTGTGGCGACTGGTCGAACCTTGGCTGCAACGTCATCCGATACCTCGACAAACGTTCCCGTTTGAGGGTCAATCAAGAAGACTTCAGCAACCCCGCCTTCCCCGGACACAGCGTACAGCATTCCATCGACTTGGACGGCTTGCACAGGCGCCTGCTTGTTTGCCAACTCTTTGGCAGTGAGCCCCTTGTTACGGAACAACATCTCGGCCTCTGCCGACTTGCGTCGCGCACGTTCGCTCATCCTGAACGACATCTGCTCAACAGGTGCCGGTTGACCATCCCACGCAGTGTATTCACCTTTCTTGAAGAGTTGGTCTTTCGCTTCTCCATCGGGGTCTACGAATCGCAAGCGGACACTGCCTGCCGGGTCGTTTGCATGCGTCATCAATCGTTCGCCGTACAACCGTCGTGTCTCTCCGGTCTCAGGGTTTTGGATGACGAGCTGGCCAAGGTTGTTCGTCACACCTCCGTTGGCACGAGGGATGTACTCGCCCTGGGGCTTACGCCGTTCCCGCTTGTACTGCATGATTGCGCGGAACATCGCAGGACGGTTGATACCTCGGACTTTTTTCGTATCAGGGTCAACGATTACGGGTGGCGGCGTGTACTTGCGATCGGCGGCCCAAGTTTGAAACGCTTCGTCTTTGGCGTAGTCTTGGAATATGTCCTCGCGTGTTCGTTCTCTTCCACCACCAAGCAGACTTTCTTCAATCGCTTTCAGTGTGGTGGAATCTTGGAAGTACTTCTCACGAGCAAAGTCCAACTCACCGAGTCGGGCTGCAGCTGCTTCCGCGCTTGGCAAAGATTGCTCGACTGTACCCGTGAACCCTTTGTAGTCTTTACCCACTTGCTGCAATCTTGAGATGGCACCGCTACGACGATTCGTTACATCCTCGACTTGCTTCGATACGGCAGTTTCATAATCAGCGAACTCTTTCTTAAGGTTTTCTGCGCGGTTCAGAGTGTCTACGCGTTCTTGGAAAGCCTTTTGAAGTGGTGTTTCCTTACCGTCCATTTGAGGGCCAAGTTCATAACGTCCTTGGGCATTCTTAATGATTGCAGTGCTTCCTGTACGCTCCAACAGATTACGGATCAACGCCGCTCGCTGCAAGTCGTTGCGACCCAACCCTTCAGGGTCACCTGAAATCGCAAACCCAATCTGTTGCTCCAACGCATCTGCTGAAGCCGTTCCCGTCAAACTGGAACGATTGACTGCATTGACAATGTTGGCGGCAGTGTTCGCGTTGAACTTGTTGTATGCGGCCTCGAACTTCATGCGGTCACTGCGTACACCATCGAGAAGTCTGCCTGACAGTGCCTCTTGTGCAGTGAACTCTCTTGACTGCACTTGTGCCATGGCCGATGTCAACGAGATGGTTGCGTTCAGCTGATCACGCTGTTCCTTGTAGACTTGACCTCGAACGTCTTTCTCAAGGGAATCAACGCTGCGCTTCAGCCCCAAGTACAAACGTGTGGTGTCACGATCAAACGTTGGTTCGGAAGTTTCTTTACCTTCGGCTCTGTAGACCTGGGCGTAACCTTCATACAAGCTCATTTCGATAATCCTTACGCGGGTTTACCCAACAGGTTGGTCTGGTACTTAGCCATCCTTTCTTGGTCTTTCTGCACTGTAGCTGCAGCCCTTCCGAGAGACTGCGACACACGCGCTGCCTTCTCTCTCTGGTCGTCTTCCAACTGCTGTTGCGCAGCATCCCTTCGACGCCGATTTTCATCGAAGCGCGCTTGCGACAACTTTTGAATGTCCGCACCGACTTTTGCTTGGAACTCTCGCGTCTGTTGCCCTTGCTGCCCCATGGCTCTTTGGACTCTACCCGAACGACCAAACCCACCTGTTGCCGCCGCCTGTCGTCGAAGATCTGCCGTAACCGAGGCCTCTGTGCCTCGGATGCCCCGCAAGGCCTCGGCCATCATACTTTGGCGTTGTGCACCGCTTAGGCCAGTAACCTTCTTTTTGGCTTCTCGCTCCAACCGTTTCCTACGTTCTCTCTCTTTGGGACCGTCTTTGGCGGAGACAACGACATCCGTTAGCGCCAGTAGTGCCCCGATGATTCCATACTGTACGATTCCGTCTACAGGCGACTCGCCTGCGAGCACGTACAACAGCGCAACGACAATGGCAGAGAGCCACAACTTCCAGTGTTTCAACATCACAAGACCTCTTTGCGAATATATCACGCCACTACAGCATAGTCAGTACGCGAGCGTTGCGAATCCCGAATGACGCTTTTTGCATGGTGTAGAACGTAAACTGTCGGAGTGCCTGACCAAACTTGATGGTAAAGTCTTGCTGATAGTTGGCCCCGTCATCGTCTACAACGTGTTGCATCGCCATCTGCAATCTTAGTTGGTGCCAACCCTTCGCAAGACCCGATACCTCTAAGTGGCTCATGTCAAACCACAGTGCGTTGTGTGGTTCGCAGTTGATGACTTGAGAAGCTCGAAGTCCGCGAACACCATCAGTGATCGCGGAAATCGATAAGGGTCGAAGAGTGTGACTTAAATCAGCTCCGTCCAGTTGCGCGATGATGAACATACTGGGGAAAATGTCACCCCCCAGTTTAGTGGTCCGAGCAATCTTCCACTTTGTTTGACTAACAAAAAACGACCATTGCAAAAGCGCCATGGTCGCGTCGTAGGGTTGGTAAAACCGAACGGAGCACCCAGGCACATTGAAACGGTTGGTGACGACTCCAGTTTGATTTACACCAACCCCATCGGAAAACAGAGTTGTTTCGTATTGATCCCAGTCTTGACGCCCAATCGCTGCCTGTTCGGGCATGACGTGTTCTGGTTGAATCCGAAACTTTTCATTGAAGTTGTTGATGTCCAAGTTGCCGTCAACGGTTGCCATCAATCCCGTGCCTGATTCACCAAACACGGATTCGTTGTGTGCCTCGACGTCAAGAGTTGTGCCGTCGGGATAACTGTATGGGGGAACGATACGCGGCATTATTTCCTCAAATGGATGAGCATGAGATTAGCGGCATTCCAGTTGATGAACGGATTTTCAAAGATGCCGCCACCGGCGAAGTTATCGTGGTCAGGGCCTCCTCCTGGGCCGCCTTCAACAGCTGCCATCGAAGCTCCAAACACGCCGATGTAGTGTTTCGTTGCAGTCGGTTCAAAGTCTGACCCACGCAACACGGTGAACAATGGAATGTCGACGTTCACATTGAGTTCGGTACCAAAGAACTGTTGCATCTGTTGGCGGTTTGGGCCACCAAAAGCGTCAAACGCGCTGAACCCGCCTAAGGCATCTGCCCATTGGAAGGAGTTTACGTAGCCCGTGCTGCCGGGGCCGGTCGTTGGTGACAGTTTCCAGTCCTCTGGCCCACTGCTCGTGACGTTGTCCCTCATCCCAAAACGGAATGCTCCAAAACCGTCTAAGAATCGCTCTATGAAAATCGCGTCTCCGCGAACTTCGAGTTCACGCAAAGAGATATTCGCCATCAAAATGATGATGTCATCGTCCAAAAATCGCTCTTCCGTTACAACTTCCAACACAGTGCTGGCGTCTCGCAGTTGGTACCACCCCCACCCAAATGAACTGCTGCTAACAGTCTCAAGCACCGTGCCCGGCCAGTGGGGTGCTGCCTTCAGTACTCTGTGGTCGTTGTCGATTGTGGTTTGCAGGCAACTGACAACCTTAGAAGGTAGGTGCGTGTTGAACAGCGCCTCTCGCCGAATGTTGCCCGCTTTGAGGTCGTTGTTCTCTTCGGCTAAGTTACTGACGGTGGACCCCAACGTACTGTTTTCAACAGGGTCTTCGGACTCAAAGACAAAGACTTGTTTGTCAGAAACATCCGATGAAAGCGTTTGAACTGCGTGAATCGGCATCTCAATGACATGCAACTCACGACTGTGTACACCGATTACGTCTTCATTCTGTTGCATGACATTTTTGCGCCGAGGCACGCGTCTGGCCACGATCTCAATCGTGTGCGACCCTGGTTCTACGGGAAAGATAGTCCCGAGACGAATCGGTAAGACCTCTGGTCCAGGGGACACAGCTCGAGTGTCAGGCACCCTCGTTCCCGGCAGTTTCTCATTGTCTTTCTTCAAAGACTGCACAGGCTTCATCCCCAACGGAGAACGACTGAAAATACTCTGCTTGCCCGTGATGGTCCACTCAACAACGCGCCCGTCCACGCGAATCGCGAAGTGCGCTCGAGACCCAAAGAATCCGTTGCTCAGATGGTGCAACCCCAGCTGGGAGATGTTGGTCACAGTTGTAGCGAGATCACCATCAGCCCCAAAGCTCACGGAGTCAAACGACCAACCGTTTCGGACGTACTGTAGCCACCCGTTGATCCACAGGTTTGCTTGACCCGTTGTGATGGTAATCGTGGTGTCCGCTACCACCGTCCAACTGTTGGTGTTCGGAACCAAGAACAAGTCTGCTGGAGGGTCATCTACATCAAACCGAGGCTGGTTTACACCTTCATCGTTCAACGTCAGTGGACGTTCCGTATCAAAACTGGGTTCAACGGTTTTGTTGGTGGCAGTGTGGTACTTGTAGTAGGCCTCTTTGTCGGGAATGGCCAGTGACTTGAGCCCTTGAGGTCCAATCCCTTCAATGTTCTCCAAGTCCAAGTTGCCACCAGAGACGACCTTGACTGTTTGAAGATCTTCGTTCAACTCAATCGGGTCGAGCACGTCTTCTTTTTGAAGCACACGTTTTTGAAAAATAAATGGCATGGTACCTACTTGTCTGCACGAAAAGGTATACGCCCTCGTGGGCTGCCCGAAGTGGCGACGCTCATGTCGAATGCAAACGACGCCAAGTGCAATCGTTCGGGCGATTCGACCTCAATCTCAAACGCCCAAGTGTTGACGTTTCGCAAGTCCACAGGAACTTGGCGCCAGTACAGTCGAGGATAGTGGGTCTTTGCTTGGCCCAAGACGGCTTCACCCGCAATGTCTCGAACCACGTTGGACTCGTCGTCTACGCCAAGCAGTCGTAAATCAGTGATCTCAGTTACGGGGTCCCATGAACCGTTGCGATAAAACCGGATGGTGGCGTCGCCGTTCCATGCATCAACCATTCCCAAGTACAGAGATCGGATATTCAGAGGGGTCAATCCTGTATCGTCACCCCGAATCCAAGCAGATCTGTACCGGACTTTGCGGTCTGGAAACTCGTGGTCAGGACGTTCTCGACCCAACACATACACATTGGACGTCAGATCCACAGTGACGTCATCGGGTCCTCGCGATTCTTCCGGTTTCAACTCGCGCCCAGCAAACAGGTTGTATTGGCGCCAGTCGTCGGTTTGGCAGATGTCTGCGATGTGGTAGCCCAACTCTTGACGTCGCCAGTACTGCCCATCAAAGATAAGCAACAGATCGTTGAAGTTCGAGCCAGCCGGAGCGATTGCGCAACGATACTCGCCACTGACTGCATCGACCGAAGCAGACGCTTGACGCATTCTTGCTCGATTGATGAAGTAACGTATCTCCCGCTGAATCGGTTTGCTGATTCGTGTAATCGTGCCTGCAGCAAGTGCGTAGAACCCGTCTCGACCCAACCACACCAATGTTCCATCGGGCATGGCCTGAATCGACGAAGGCGCTACGCAACCAATCCCTTTTGACATGGGCACCGGTGCTGCGAACTCTTGGAGGGAATACAAGCTGGTTTCGGTGAACGCCAGCAGCAGTCCACCATGAGAGACCAATCCTGTGACCTCTGCACCGCCCGAGTCGGGGAACACGAACTCAAACTCAGGGAACGTACCCGGAAAACCTGCTTGAGAGCGACGGACAATCCCTGGCTCGGCACCTGTGTTGGCAATCACCAATCGGCCTTGATGCGTGCACATCAACTTGAACGCTGGTGTCGAAACGGTTTGTTCCCACTGTTTACCGAGACTGGCGTCTGAGTTGTAGTCTCCAAACGAAAACCCGGATGACCCTGCAACGCGACGGAGCAGTTGAGGAATCGTGCTGACGTGTCTGGTGTCAGGCGTTCGGTACAAGTGAATCGCCACAGTGTGCTGAGGTGCATCGGCGGCAACTTGCACCAAGAACGAGCGAGTCAAGTCGTCGATCTCTGTGCCCGCCTCTTTCTTCGTGGTTGTGGGGTCAAATGGGTCAGACTGCATTGTCGAGATGCGAGCCGCGTTGCTGGGCAACGAGAACGCAGAAAGGTTGCCGTGAACATCTTCATACTGGACGTAGTAGTACCACTCACCCGAGAGCACCGACCCCGTTCGCCCGTCAAGAGCATCTCCTGGGGTACCAATCTCTCCGGGCCAAGAGTAGCCCAGTGAGTTGGGTAGATGGCGAGGCACCTCGGTAAAGATGGGTTGAGAGGGCGACAGGGCTGTGGGTGTGCTCGGTGTTGCAGAAAACCCCAAAGGCACAACCATGTTGTCGTAAGCAATGACTTTGGGTTCATCCACACCATTCGTAAAGATGACCTTGTCATTCATGACCACGTACTGATCAGGGAATCTTGCCCGGTCGTCATCGTTCAAGTCGGTGACCAACGCAACCCAACTACCTGCTCCGTTCGATGAACCACCGCCCATGTGGCGCCAAAGCACTCGACCAAAACGAGCAAGCAACATGGGAGCCGCTCCCGCCACCAGTGTTGTGTGGAAGACGCTGTGCGGCGTCGTCTCTACAACATCTGCATCTTTGGCGCCAACGCTGTAGTATGGGGCGTCTTGGTACGGCGTGGGACCGCGGACGGACTCAAGCGTGTCCTCAGGGGTCATCTCTAAGTTGAGGACACGCTGGGCGAGCAACGAAGCCGAATACTGCAACTGCGACTCGCCGGGAGGAATCGTCAGTTGAACAGTAGTTTGGTTGGTGGGGCTCGCCATGTTCCTTCCTCAGGACTACAGGGTCACTTCAATGTTCTCGAACGCTTTGTTGTGCCAAGCGTCACGAAGAATGGTTTGTCCATTTTCATGGCCCTTCAAAAAAGGCGAGGCCTTCACAGCTCGTGATCGCCAAGTCATGAACTTCTCACCATCTTCGGGAGAAGGAAGAGTGACAAACTTGATGTCTGCAGATTCGATGTCAGCCTCGGGAGCAGAGGCGTTGTTTGCAAAAGCCTCCAATGAAGCGCTCAGGTCATCAATGGTGGCTTGCAACTTGGCAACCGTCGCTTCAAGACGAGCAACTTTGCCCTGCATTCCCGAAGCACCGTCCTCCGGCTCGACCCACCCTTCAGGTGTCAGGGTCCATCCCAGAGGCATCCAGTCATGCTTGCTCTTCAAGTCAACGTCAGACGCCAAGAACTCAATACCATTGCGTGTGAGCAGCGTTGCACTCCAGCTGGTGCTTTGCACTGAGGGTGTCAAGATTGCAGAAACAGTTGCTTCTTCGTACTGGCCGCTCAAGTTTTCGCGGAACACTACGTCGCCCAGGCAAGGCTTAGGCATGGCAAGTCGGATGGAATGGAGTTTCACGGTAACCTCGTGTTGGTGGGTGTCTCAGCTATTCGCTGCTTTTGAATGAACCGTAACGGTGCCTACGAGAGTAGCCGAGTAGCGGCACAGGTTCAACAATACGGCCGGGGTTAGCGTAGCGTCTTCGATATGTTTTCACAAGTTCCATGTACCGCTGCATATGCGCTTGCGCGCCGATCTGATCTGCCCCATCGATTAGGGACATGTAGTGCAGCGCCAACTCAAGTAGGCAGGGTATGGCGTCCCTCTGGATCGGAGCGGTGTCGCGGTCATCAATGAACTTTCGAGGCAACCGCAGAACTCGAAAGTCCAACTCGTATCGCTCGTCTTGGTGTGGGTACACCTTCCATGCAAAGTAGCCTGTGCTGTGCTTCACCGGACGGTGGTAGTCGTACAGTTGCTTTCCTGTCCAAATGATGCGGGCGCCAGGCAATGTTTCTCTGTACACCGCCGGGTCTACACCAGTTGGCAACGTAGCAATCTGGTCGTATGTCGGTTCGACCTCACAAAGAAAGTAGAACCGATTGTTTGTTTCAACTGCCGTGTACTCTGCAGGCGCATCGGAGTTTTTACTGAGGTGGGCAACGTAGTAGCGAATGCGAACGCCAGAGCGGCCGAATCGCGAAAGCGTTAATGAGTCACCAAACCCAAGCATCGAATCAATGTTCGTCGCTGACAGCACCAAAGCACTGAAGATGTCTGCGCCCTCTGCAGCGCTGAAGTTGGGCTTGTGAGTCAAACGGGTGATGGGCGAGGGTGCGCTCTCCCACAAGGGGTCGTTGACGCCAGACAATCGAGCGTGCCCCGTTTCAGGAGAAGTGTCTGGTTGGTAAGCCCAGTTGACTTTGAACGTGCTGTCCTGCACCTCATGACCACCAGGAGCAATCATGGGACCTTGCTGCCACTCCTGGTCTCTCCGCCCAATGACGTAGGTGTAGCAGATTCCCCACTCACCTGTTTGAAGCGCATCATCTGTAGCGACTCTTCCCGACTCTCCCCACAACAAGTCGTCTGAGAGCGGCTCTTGCCTGCGAGGTTTGAGGGGTGCGACTTTGGGCGCCTCTGTGGGTGCAGGGATTTGAAAGTGTCTTCCACGCCAACAACGGTACGGTCGACCGGTATCGTTGCCACGAAAGTCCACCATGTCTTGTCGATATGCACCTGCGGTGTCGATCTGCCACACCTGCTGCCGAGTGTCGTCAAAGATTCGTGCAGGCTCAAGCACTTGCATGACATCGTCTTCAAAGAAGAACTCAGGTTGGTGCAACCGGAAAGATAACGGTGTTGACGACACATCCTTCCACGGACGATCCAGCGTGACGTAGTACGCCAGTGCGCTGTTCTCCGCAGGGTCAGCAGCAGTCCAGAACTCCAGAGACTGACGCCGATACAGTCGTCCTTCACTGTCTTCAAACTCAATGTGGAGCAGTCCGTCAAAAGTGCCGTCGACTGCAGGGCGCCACGTGACGCCAGAACCTGTGACACCGATGCCCACACCTGAGGCATTCACAAACTGCATGATGCGTTTGTCGGTGCTCACCGGCTTGATGAAAGCCGAAACAGTCCCAGTCTTGATGTCGGGAAGCAAAACGGCATGAGCTTCCGAGGGAATCAACGCTTCAGGCACATCTCCGGCCAGTCGATCCAGTGCCAAGTTCAATACCTCACGAACTCGACGGTTGAGTGTTTCACCCGTAGTGTCGTACGAACGGAGATCGAACATGCGTGCACGCAATGAACTGAGGGATGTGTCCACAAGGCGCTCCTAAGGAAAAGCGGGAACCCCCGTAAAGAGGCTCCCGCTTAATGTATCACGTAATGACTACTTAATACAGGTCTACGTAAGCATCGCAAACACCGCCCGAAGTAGCGCTGGTAGCATACCCAATCACCGCACCCGCAGTCGAGTCAGCTTCAGCCGTACCTGCAGTTGCCTTCGAGGCCAGAGTGTTTCCTGCGGAAACGCCAGCACTCTTGATTACGCACTCACCTTTCACAACTACCCAGCCAAACTCATTGGCTGCGATAGCGTTCTGAGCAACACCGACAAGGAGGATGCGCTTAAGAGCCGCAGAAGCCGAGGATGTTTTGACCTGAAATGCTGTCGACGTGGAATCACGCTCCAACAAATCATTAGCCGCCACACCCGAAGAGCTTGCCTTGACAAACATCCAAATACGATCACCACTTAGCGAAGCATCCCCGTCAGTAACCTCAGCTGCAGGCTGCACGCGAGTGGAGCCAACAGGATAAGTTTCTCCCGAGTAAGTTCGGCTAAATGCATCTGTTTTAACAGTTCCCATGATTCACACTCCTTACGCGTTTCCACCAGCAACACAGCCGTGGGCTGGGAGCTTGGTCGAAATCATGTTTCCTTGCATTGAGAAGATAGCAGTTACAACGTCTTGGTCACCCACACGCTCTTGGAACTCACTGATCGTCGGAGCTTCCAAAGTTGGGAACTCGAGATAGTCAGTGTTGAGCATGTAAGTCACGCCCTTTTCGGCGTCACTCGATGGGCTGCTGAATCCGCTGCTTGTACGATCAAGGTCGATGGACGAGAACGTCTTAGCGACACCGAGCGAAAGCTCAATGGTGTTGCTGTTTTCGGTCTTGTCTTCGACGATGCTCACACGAACGTTGGAAAGCTTACCAGCTTCAAACTGCGTGAACGTGTCATCATCCATGATCACCAGGTCGGGACCCTTGCCGATGCCACCAGCGTAGTGTGCACACTGACGGTACACCTTACGAAGAGTTGCTTCGGAGAAAGTCGTCGACATGTCGGCGAACTGGTTGAAGTGCGAGATGGAGGTGGACTTTGCAATCCCTTGAACCGTGTCACCATCTGAGGTTTGCTCAGCAGGAGTACGGAAGTCAAGAAGACCGTGGGCCACACCGGTTCCAATACCATCAGACAGGTTACCATTGAGGGTCAGGAAACCCTTGAGTTCCGAGGTGTTGAAAACCAAACCACGGCTCACACCGGTCAGGAAGTATGCGTTCAAGTCAGCCTTGGCCGCTTCCATCACAGTTTGAGGGTACTCTTCAATGAGTCGAATGATAGCAAGCTTGCCAGAGTTCTGGTTAAGCTCACGCTTCGGAATGTTAATGGCAGCAACAATACGATGCGGTTCCACTTGGAAACGCTTGATTTGTTGACGCCGGGTCATGTTCAGCAGCTCGTCACCGACGTAAACACCGACACCCCGTGCAGGAGCACCACCGGAGAAGGACCGCTCGATGAGCGTTCCGCCTTCCATGGGCATCCGTGCTTTGGACTGAAGGGCATCGAACAGTTCATTGCTGCGAACAAATGCATTCACCAGAGGTCCACGGAGATCCGCGAACGTAGTGTTCAAAAGTTCGGTAGAAATAGACATTTTAGCCTCTCGGTTGCTGGGTAGACATCTTTGTCACCCCCCAACCGTTAAGTTGAGTTGAAGGATTCACAGTTTTGATGCTTGTCCACTGATGCTTGCTGCTGGACCTTGCGGCTACCCAGCACACCAAGAGGGTGCGTACAAAAGAGTATACGTGCACGACCACTTTGGCAAGACTAAGCGAAAACTTTTCTACCCATGAGTCAGTACTTTGCCCATCCATGGTCACGTGATACCATGGCAGCATGACTAAGAAGAAGGGCGGAGCCAAGTTTGCCAAGGCAAAAGGCTTGCATGAGGGCAAGATCAAAGCGTTGTTTTCAACGCCAGACGCATTCGTGTCGATGTGCCAGATTGTCAGAGAAGACGAAACGATTGGTTTCATGACTCCGACGTACACCCAGCGAAAGTTGTTGGAGGCATACCACGACAACAACTGGGTCATCGTCAACAAGTTCCGTCAAGCCAAGATCACAACCATCTCTGTTATGCTGTTGTTGCGCGACTGCATGTACCTTGAAGGTGTGAAGGGGCTGCTCATTGCGGAAAGGCAAGACACGGCAGAAGACATCTTCGAGCGGATTCTCTTTGCCTACCAGCGCCTACCTGACGATGTGCGGATGCCTTTGGCTCCTGGCAAGAAGGCAGGAGCAACACAAATGCAGTTCATGCACGGCGGCGGTATTAAGGTTCTTACTGCCGGTGGCCGTAGCCCTGCCATTGGCCGCTCGATTGACCGTTTGGTCATTACGGAGTTCGGTGAAGCGCAGTGGCAAAAGAAAGCCGCCATCAACATCTTCCCCACAGTCAACAAGCGGGTAAACGCGAAGGTCATTCTCGAGTCCACCCCCGGACGCGCTGGCAGTCATCACGAACAAATGTGGCGATCAGCGATGGAAGGCACCAGCCGTTTCCACCCATTGTTCTTGGAGTGGTGGGAGGACGACAGCTGCATCGCACTGGAGAAAGGGTTTGCACCAACAGTCAGTGAACGGGAGTACCAAACTAAGCACCAGGGCATGTCCCTACGGAACTTGGCGTTTCGTCGTCGCGCCCTTGGCACCGAGTTTGTTGGTGATGCTCGGTTGTTCTCGTGCAAGTATCCGTCAGACCCTTACGATGGGTGGTTGGGTGCCACAGACCCTGTAATCCCTGCTGACGTGCTCAAAGCGTACTTGGCGGAGAGCAACCCCGACCCTCAGATGGGGGCGTACAAGTGTCATGAGATTGAGTCACCCCAACCCGGTCACCAGTACATCATTACCGCCGACCCTGCAGGTTTTGGTGCGAAAGGTGACCAGTCTGCTTTGACCGTGTTCGATGCGTTGGAGCAGCGAGAGGTGGCGTTCTGGGAGGGCAGAGAGTCTCCCGACCGCTTTTACCAACGACTACTCACTGTTCAACGCAGATACTCCATGGCGCTACTGGCTGTGGAGTCGAACGCTGCTGCGTGCATCGCACTGTTGAAGGACAACGGAGCCAAAAACTTGTTGTGGACCAACCGCAACCATCCGGGATGGTACGCAACGGAAAAACGATTGCGTGAAGCCGAGGCGCGTCTGGTCAAGATGCTGGCCGACCAAGACCTGAAACTCAAGAGTCGTGGGATGTTGCACCAGTTGTTGAACTACGACGGTTCACGAAAGAAGCGCGTAAAGGGCTTTGATGGCGTCACACACCACTTTGACCGTGCCCGTACAGCCGTCATGGCTGCAGATGTTTTGTCACGCCGTCGATTTACTCTTAGTGAAAGTGAAGTACAATCGGATTATATTCCTGGGCAGGTTACCATCGGTGACCTTGACAAGTACAAAGACCGGAAACGCCGGGAAGCCAATACACCGTTCAAACCTATGTCGAGATGGAGTTGACAATGCAAGACTTTGCTAAGATGATGCAAGCCGCCAAGAAGAAAGCCCGCATGGCAGACAAAGAAGCCAAAAAGTCCATGAAGAAAAAGAAGGGCAACCCTCACGGCGGAAACAAGGGCAGCTACGGTGGTTAGTCTTGACAAGCTAATCGACCGGCACTTGCGTCATTACAACCGGCACGAAAAAAAGCAGTTTGATAAAGCGCGCAAGTTTTACCGAGGCGAGTTCTACAACCTTGAGGGCTCGAACTTGGACCGGTCAACTCAGAGCTATCTGTGCAGCAAGAACTTGATCTATGCGATTGCTGACACGGCTGTGAGTGCTTTGTTGGGACCAAACCCGCAAGTTGCCGCAATGGCACGTACTCCGTTGAGCGAAGAGGCAGCACCGGCTGTGTCTGGCTTGATGGAGTACATTTTCCAAACCAACCGTATGCGCCGGAGAGCCGCAACAGCTCTCATCGACGCCGTCTTGTGCAAGCGGGGAATCTTCAAAACCAGCTGGAATGCCAAGGCAGATCGTCCAGTCGTGCGCATTGTGGACCCGAGCGCTCTGTTCTTTGACCTGACGGTACGAGACCCCGACGACATTCGGTATTGGTTGGAGTGTACAGTCATCCCATACACTGAGTTCAAGACTCGGGTGAAGCAAGGCCGATACAAGAGCAAGAACATTGCTGATGTGCAGCCTGACCGCTTCCCCAAGTTCTTGACGTCTGGGGGTCAATCAGGCGGTTCAGACACGCGAGACGCCTTCCAGTGGGTGACCATTTGGGAGTACTACGATCGCGAGAAGGGCATCGTCAAGCACTACAGCAAACAAGCAAACGCTGTGCTGTTTGAAGACAGGATTGACTACACTCCGTACTCCATGTTCAGCCTCAACCACTCTGCAGTGGACTGCTCGGGTTTGAGCGAAGTTCAGTTGGTGTTGAACCAGCAACAAACCGTGAACGACCTGCTGACGCACATGAAGCAGATCGTGTACCTTCAAGTGCCTCGCATTCTTTACGATGCAGGTATGCTGACGGAAGAAGACTTGAACAAAGCCGTCGAAGCGTCCGCGGGTTCATTCGTTGGAGTCACTCCGCAGAACAGCGAGACAATCCGAAACTTGGGTGCGTTGTTCTATCCCATGCCCATGCCCGACACGCCTGCTGGTGTGGTGGAGTTCATCGGGCGTCAAGAGTCTGATGCAGCGTTCATCTCTGCCCTGGCTGAGGCGGCTCGGGGTCAGGTCACTGGCGCTCGCACTGCTACGGAGATGGCGATCATCGATGCACAGATGCGTACTCGATTGGCAACGCGTGAGGGGCACGTCAATGATGCCCTCGAAGACGTGGCCAAAAAGGCTTTCTTCTTGTGCAAGAAGTACATGAAAGCCGAGAAGATGGTGCGGATCGCAGGGGACCGTAAGTGGGCAGAGGTCAACCTCAAGATGTTGCGAGACGTCGACGTTGAGTTCGAGACTGTGTCGTACAACCCCATCCGTCAAAACCCAAGTGTGTTGGCTGAGACAATGATGCAGATGTTGCCGTTCTTGTCATCCGATCCAAACGTTGACAGCCGTCGTCTGGTTGAAGAGGTCATCTCTGGACTCGGTATGCCTGCACGCATTCTTATGCCAGAAGAGGATGTGATGGCGGCACAGCAAGCCCAGCAGATGGCAGCACAACAACAGTCGTTGGGTGGTGCAGCTGCAGGTGAACCTGCGGTGGCTGCTTCTTTGGTCAATGAAGTCATTGCGAGTCAACAAGCCGCAGCAGAGGAAGAAGAAGCACTTGCGGCAGAAGAGGCGTTGGCCGCAGGAGGAGGCGCACCCATTCGTGAAGGTGCGGAAGCATAATGGCTCTCTCACGGCGCGACGCAGCTCGCAAGGCGATGCTCCTTAAGAAGCACAATCTTAAGGGGGTAAACATCCCCAAGCGTACGCCTAAGCACCCGTCGAAGAGTCACATCGTGCTTGCCCAGGAAGGCGACAAAATCAAACTGATCCGGTTTGGTCAACAGGGAGCGAAAACAGCGGGGAAGCCCAAAAAGGGTGAGTCGGAGAAAATGAAGAAGAAGCGCGCAAGCTTCAAGTCGAGACATCGTAAGAACATCGCTAAAGGTAAAATGAGTGCAGCCTACTGGGCTGACAAGGTGAAATGGTAGTGGTCGAATACAATGAAATGATGGACTCGATGCGCCGCAACGCGCAGAAAGCCGACTCGTGCCCCGCAGCAACGCAAGACGTCGAACTCAACTTGAAGAACCGGCAGAACGCGCTCGACACGAAAGAGTACGGACCTGCCAACCCTGCCCTCGATGATGAAGGTGGCAACGAGGAGTTTTGGCAACGGTACGCTGATCGGTTCAATGACACCATCGAGAATGTCATGACAATGCGTTGCGGAAACTGCAGTTTCTTTGACGTATCGGAAAGTATGAAAGAATGCATTGAAATCGGAATCGGGCCTGAGGGTGACCCCGAAGCGGCGGTGGACGCCGGTGACTTGGGCTACTGTACTGCTCTCGATTTCAAGTGTGCATCCAAACGTGTCTGCATCATTTGGGCAGGAAGGCAGGTGGCTTGATGGCGAAGAAGAAAAAACTGAGCGCAAAGACCATGGAAACGCTACGTAAGAAGGCAGAGAAGTCAGGTATCTCTTTGCGTAAACTTGTTGCAGTGTACCGTCGTGGGCAAGGTGCTTACTTGTCTTCGGGCTCCCGCAATGTACCCATGGCCGCTTGGGCAATGGGTCGCGTCAACAGTTTCATTCGTGGTTCAAGGAAGCACGACAAGGACTTGCGATAGTCATGGCTCGTCGTAAACTGCCCCGTAGGTTTGGTGTGGTCGCAAAGTATCTCTCGGGATCGAAGAACCCCCGAGCAAAAGCTCAAGAGATCAAAGCTACGCAGAAGGCTTACAGAGAAGGTAGATCCATAGACGTTAAAAAAGTCAGTGCGTTTCGTGCCGCGCAGGCCAAGAAAAATAAGAAGTAAGGGAAGAAGTGATGCCAGGGAGCAAAGCAATCAACAAGAAGGTCAAGAAGTTGATGGACGAAGGTAAGCCGCAAAAACAGGCGGTTGCCATCGCACTCTCCATGGCCCGAGACGGCAAACTGGGACCACAAGGTGGGCGCAAAAAGTGAGTTGGCTAATCAACAACTTGGAATGCAGTGGTTGTGACTTCTTCGAGGAAGAGGTGATGTACCGGCGTAGTGCAGGTGTACCTGACTGCCCCCAGTGCAACAGCGAGCGGAAGATGAGCTTCAAGGGTTTACGCTACGCAGTGCATGGGGAGAGCTACGGGTCTTTCGGCGCCGTCGACTTTGGCGTGCTTGGAAAGGCAGAGACCAAGGAACAGTACGATCGCTGCATCAGCGTAATCAAAGAACGGTTCCCGAATCACCATGTGAACATCGAGCACGAGTCCGATGCCCAGCGCAACGCCCGTTCTGAAGAGCGTCAACACAACACTTATTTAGAGCGCAAAGCTCGCGGGTACGATAGCCAAGTGCTCAAAGAGCGTCGATCTGAGAGCCACGCCAAAAAGTTTGAACAATCGTCTAACGGAGCCAGCAATGCTAATGGGAGCGCCCAGTGACCTCGAACTCGTGGAGCACGCACAGTTTTTGGCTGCGCAAAACGAGCGTACGCTACGACTCATTCTGGTCCATGGAACCCGTGACTGCACCACCTACGAGGATGTTAAAAGTAAAGAAGTGCGTATACTGCCTAACAAGTACATTCGCGCGATTGGTGCGGAAGCTTCTTTTGAACTGGTCAACATTGACCCGGAATCGTTAATCTCCACAAACTCCTAAACAAGGAACCATCATGCCTACCAACCCCGAAACTGGTGCCGAACTTCCCTCTAAAGGTCAGCCTGGCTACGACGAAGCCAAAGCAAAGTTCCCCGATCTCTACGCTGCAGAAGAAGGTATGGAAAAGCCCGGTGACGAAGGGCCTGACGACGCCGCTATCCCCGAAGACGGTGTGGTGCCTGACCGGGACATCAAGCCGTTGATGGACAAGATCGACGAGGTCACAGACATGGGTGCTGAGGCTGCGTTTGGTGAAGGCGACAAGATGGCAGATGACATGGCCGGTGAGATGGCAGCGGGTGCCATGGACACGAAGCCAATGGTAGAGATGCTCGGCATGTCCGAGTCTCGTGCCAAAGAGTTGTTGATGGCAGCAAAAGAGATCCCTCGGTTTGCAAAAATGTCTGCAGAGGACTTGGCCAAAGCCATCAGCGAAGACTTCCAAATCCTTATGGAACTGGAACGCGTGGCTGCAATGAAAGTCACAGGTGATATGCCTGAACAAGCTGCAGCCGCTGCACCGATGCAACCTGCGCCTGAAATGGCCTAACCTGTTGGAGAGACACCCATGATCAACGAAGACAACGAGACTGTTGCGGATGCAGATACGGGAGAATCTGTAGACGTGAGTGATGCGGCGCCTGTAGAGACTGCTGCAGAGCCCGTAGAGGCTGCTGAACCTGTAGACACGGCTGAAAGCGTAGAAGCCGCAGAAGCGGCACCTGAGGCTGATAGTGACGTAGAGAGCGTCATTGACTGGAATGGAGAGGTCGACTCTCTTCGGTCATCTGACTGGTTCACATCGCTTGATGACAAACTGCAAAGCGCTCTGATGGAAGGACTGAACACGAAGTACTCGAACTGGCAACGCGGCTACACCGACAAGTTCCAAGAGATGAGTGCTCGTCGAAAGGTCCTGGACGCGAAAGAGCAGGACGTGCGCCAGCAAGAGCAGCGGGTGCAGAAGTGGTTGCACGGCGACATCGATCCCCTTGAAGAAAAACAAAAGGAGATTGATGAGCTGAAGGCGATGCACCGTGCAGCCATCGACACACTTAGAAGCGAGTTTGCGGATGCCACGGAAAAAGCTCAAAACAGCAGTAAAAGCGAACTACAGCAAATCATCGAAGAGCGCGAGACTCTCCGTCAACAAATCGAGACGTGGGAATCTCGTGCCAAAGAAGCTGAAGAAGCAGAGATCGAGAACGCTGTGGCAGAGTTTGATGCTTGGGTGAAGGAAACATCACCGCAAGTGCACGAAAACGATGAAGCGTTCAAACTGCTTTGCGATTTGTGTACCGCTTCTGTAGACCCTGCAGAGGCCATGGACATGGTCAACCACAAGTTCAAGATGGGTCAGTACGCCCCTCAAGAAGACGTTGAGCCAGAGCCAGAGCCAGAGCCAGTGCCTGAAGCCATCGGCATGATGAACATGGGAACCAGCGCCAGTGGTACTGAAGAAGCCGAAGCTCGAGACTTTGCGTCCATCATGAAGAACCTTCGGAGTCAGGCCCAGGCAGACTTTGAAGCGGAGATGAAAGCACTGAACGAGTAACGTTGGTCGGAGACGTACTCCACCATCCCCGAGAGGGGTCCGTCAAAGAGACACCCAGATTTGACGGACCCCGCACCGCGTGATGGGAATGACGACGGGATGACTGCTCAGGAGAACAACAGTCACGCGGTGCTCAGGGAGGGAAGACCCCTGTATTCCAAGGGTCGCCTACAATGTATACGCCTCAGCCAAACTTGCCGGTCAACCTGTAGACGCTACAATCGGTAGACGTCCCAATCGATTAGCCCGAGCTGTTGGTAGACCCCGGCGGCTGGGGCTGATACTTTGAACAAAGGAGGCCGCGCTGTGGACCAAATCATCGACCAACTACTTGCCGGTGGGCACCTCGGACTGTTTGCGGCGTTCCTCGTTTGGCAGTTCATTGCGCTGCAAAAGCGCCTTGACCGATTGGTGGAGTCATTTCAATCGCAGTTGAAAGACATCAACGACAACTACGATCAGCGATTGGTGAGTATGCGCGAGCGTTACGACGCTGTGCTCCGTGAAGCTCGCACTGAGCGTGACCAGGACGCCCGAGAGTTCATGGCGACACGGGCCAAGATTCAAGAGCAGATCACAGCCAAGCTGGACCGGTTGCTTGAAGCGAAGAACTGATTGACGGTTACAAGTCTTCGAGCCCTGGGGGCTCGGGTGTCATCTCGCTCAAGCACATGTCGATGTACACAAGCGCAGCGTAGAAGTCCATCAGGTCAGTCTGGTGGATGGACGCTTGCTCTTCCAGCAACGTCACCAGTTTAGTGACTGCTTCCAGTGCCTTCAAAGGCGTCAACGCCTCGGCTTGCATGATCAGATCTCTCATTGTGTCCTGCTTCGGCCCAAGAGCCTCGTGCTACTGCGGCTTTGGCGCAAGCTTCGCCTAAGAACCTACCACGGTACGAAATCCCGGCATCCTCGAACCCAACGATTACGTCACCATGCTGGGTGGGGCGGACGGTGGCGCCTGCACTGACGAGCTGATGACACAGCACCCCTGCAGTGGATGCATCCAACAAGTCTGGCACTAACCACTCAGACATGTTGCGAACGCTCATGCCTTCACGAAACCGCGTCTTGTACCCTTTCATGGTTTGGTTACGCGGCTTGTATATGCCCAACATTCCGGGCACCCAACTGAACCCTTCCAACACCCTTACGCTCTGCGCCAACTCCAACAACTCTGCTACTTCCTGCTCAGTCACCCGAAATCTCCGACGATAAGGTCATAGGTGGGTCCATGACCAATGCATCGACCACTAAGCTCTTGTCGTTTAGAGTTTACGGGATCGACGCCCGTGATGACAAGCATCATCTCTGGAGGCGTAAGGCGCTTGCCGTCTTCTCGCCAGATGCTCACTGACGGGTCGGTGAAGATCTCAAGCCATTCGTCTAAGTCGTAGATGCCTTCGCTGGGGTCTACGTGCAGCTGGAAGACCCACCCACCGATCGCTTTACCGATGTGAAGGTCATCATCCGCGTCACACCTGGCGCACACGGGACACGCATCGATTCGGGCGTAGTAGTTCGTGCCCATGGGACTTTAGTCCTTACTTCGACTCGTCTTTTCCTCGCGGATTTACGACTCTCTCTGATGTGCGCTGCTCACCAGCAAAGTCGTCTCCGACACCTTTTTGCAGCCGAGATGTGAGTTCCCGAAACCCCGTTGGGTCGTCAAGTTTATCGGCTACCTCTCTTGTGGCGTACTGACTGAAACTCGTACCCTTCATCATACTAACCAATGATTTAGCTATGTTGGCTTTTTCAACGGGGGTTGTTGCAGCGTTAAACATTTGAAACTGTTGGGCTATTGCGAGTTCAGCAGGTTCTTCGGGGTTCAAGCCATAACGGACAGCCAGTTCTTCCATCGATTCTTCCGCCGCTTCTTTGGCTTGCTTGTCACGGGACTCGAAAAACTTTGCCCGACGTTTCTCTCTGTCGATGTCAACACGTTCTTCCGGGTCTCCGCGCAACGCCGGAGGAACGTTCTTAAACTCGGTTACAGTTCGTTCCAAAGGGAAAGCTTGCTTTTGCAGGCTTTGCTTTTCCATATCAATCATCTTTCTCGCGGTATCCGCAGGCATGCGTTCATCAGCCATGATCAACTCCTATTGAGCAAGTATAACACGGTCAGGCGTTCTTCAGGCCGTAGTTGTCTTTGGCCCATCCAGCACCTTTGAGGGCGAAAGACGTCGCCGAAATCAGCTTCTTCATGGGCTGAGGTGCGTCGCAGTTGCAACACTTTGGGGCACGAGCACCCATGCTCTGCAACATCTCGACTTGAAAGTTGCACTCAGCGCAACGGTATTCGTACAAAGGCATCATTTTTCCTCGGGGCTACTGTAACTGGTTGGCTTCCGCACGTGCACGGGTGCAAGTCTTATATGCGCCTTTCCAACAACCGTCGCGACCCCACACGTGGAAACCGCTAAGCACTCGACCTTCGGGAGTTCGCCAAACACCAAACCAAACAAGCGGCGTTTCGTACATCATGACCTTTTACCTTACCCGTCATCTCAAGCTTAGTCGTAGCCCATGGCGTATAGCAAGACTCCCCCCAAGAGCGATGCGGTCACGGTGATGACGCCGACCCACAAGCAGACGTGCAGGAGCGCTCTCGCGACCAACGCGTCGTACTTGTCGTCCACTTACAGCGTCCAACCGTGTGGAATCATGTGACCTGGGCCGTACGGAGTCGCTTGCAACAGCAGTGTTTTGCCGTTCGCATCGGTACCGTCGTAGATGTCCAAGTCTTGGAAGTCTTCTTTGCAGGACCAGTAGAACGTGATGATCTCGTCGCCAGCTCGCCCCCAGTACCGGTGCCATCCGTTGCGAGTGTAGTAGTCGTGCAGCAATGCTTGCGTGTCGGGGAGCGTTTCGTTCTTGCCCCAACGGCGCCAACCTTCCGGTGTTCGGATGGTTCCGTCCACGTTGCGCGGAACTTCGGCCTCTAAGGGCTCGCTAATGGCCTTAGGAGCGCTTTCGGCGCTGGCCGCGGGTTCGGGTGGCGCGGTGAGAGCAGGCGACGGCATAGCGCAATCTTGCGCGTTTTGCATCAGGTCCAATCCACGCAGCAGCGCAATGCGCGCTACGGTCTCTCGGGTGACCTTGATTCCAAACTCTTTGACGGCAATAGTGTCTTCGATTGCAGGTATCAGCTGGTCAATGCTCTTGAGCACTTGCGGTTCAAGGTCCAGGCTTACACCCTTGGGTGCGGCTTTCGTCGTTTTGCTTGGCATGGGTTCTCCGTCGATGCCGTCAGGGTAACATGCGCGAATGAGATGGCAAAGCCATACCGTTATGGTACTATTCAATCGGAAAAAGTTTTTGAAAAAGGGAACGCCTTTCGGTATTGGGACCCTAAACTATTTTTGTTGGGGTGTACCCCCCTCTTGCCATGTCAACACTTCAACACCCAGCGCACCCCCCACAGGCTCCCGGGGGCGATCCGGGTGGAATCGATCGACTGGCGGACCCACCACCGCCGCGGTGGGCGGAGGTTTATCTACCGGTGAGTAGGTAACCAGGCGCGGCCGGGGGGATCGGAACGCGGGCGGATCGGATTCGACTTACCTACTCGTCAGTAGGTTTTGAGATAGCGGTTACCTACCCGTGGGTAGATTGCGGTGGGCGGATCGCGCGGGCGGACCCTGTTTATCTACTCGTGGGTAGGCAGCTGAATCTACTCGCCAGTAGGTTTTCAGCTGAATCTACTCGGGGGTAGATTACGGCCGAAAGTCTTGACATGCCCATAGCGTTTAATCGCCCGTAAAGGGGCCTATACCGCTTCGGTATTGCTCGGGGCTATCATTACACTCGGGAGCGCTCAGAACGCAGCCTGCGGAAATCGGACATTTTTTGTCCGCCTTGTTTTGTAAATGTCAAAAAAATGTCAAGAGACGAACCGTGACGGCAGAGGGCCTACCGCTATGGTAGAAACGAAGTGTTCGGCGCTGGATGCCGGGCACCAACCACAGGAGCAAAACAAATGACACGTCCGCAAATCGACATCATCATTTCGATCCCCACCAACACCCTGCGCTGTCAGGCGCTTCAGACCGTGCTCTCGCACCACGCGGCTAACGGCTTCGACCGTACCGACCTCCAGACTGCTGTGAAGTCTGTGCGTCGCGCAGTCACCGTGGCAGCAAGCACCATCATTCCAGCAGAGCAGGAGCGGTCTCAAGTGGGCAGCGGTGACCGCACGCTTGGAACGGCTACCCTCATCATCACCGAGGATGGTATGCCTATCGGCTCTGCTCACATCAAGGGAGATAACACCGTCGTGGTCTCTGGCGAGGTCGCTAACGTCTGGAACGGCCTTAAGGCTGCACAGGACCTGCGGTGGAACACTGAGGAGTGGGGGAGGCGATAAACCGGGGGCCCTTCGGGGCCTTCCCGTCGGGTGCTGACCCGCACCCCTGACGATGGCCCACGGAGGGCCGAAACGGGAACCAACCACAGGAGCAAACACCATGGAAAACACTGCAAAAAACAGACAGCGTATCGCTCGACTGTCCATTGAGTCTATGACGCCCGAAGAACAGTATGAGGCCCTCATGTATGAGATTAAAGCCCGCTACAAGCGCGAACCCGGTCTATTCGATACCGACGTGCAAGTACTCGAGGATGAAGAAACCTGCGAAACCTGCGGCCGAGTATTGGACCCCGAACGGGGACACGTTGCCCCGGTGTGTGACGACGAATGCGCCGCTGAACAGCACGAAGCCCCCGAACCCGAAACGCCCACGGATTGGCGTGAGGCGCTGGCGTTCCTCGACAAGCCGCGTCAACACACAATGGACCTGATCACCGATAGGGAACTGGCGGCGCGTCTCTTGATGGCACTGCAATCCACGGGTAATGCTGCCGGCGTTCAAGACGAAAATGGCACCCTCTATGTGCCTTGGTTGTCGGAATACCGCGGCGATGGCGATCGCCTGTACGGTGGCGCGGGCGATGCCTTGAAAGCGATAGCCCCTCAAGTGGCCGCGGAAGCGTTGCAAAACTGCGAGTGTACGTTCCCCGTCCACGAGGTTCTTGACATCGACGGCGACCCCGTGGCGTCCATCGAGGTTCAGGGCCAGCGGTGGAGGGATGAACTGGGCAACACGTACCACGCATGCCGAGTCATCGTGAACGGGGAGGAGTACCTGTGCAGTGAGATCACGTATGGTTACGACTGGCAGTTTGAGACGACCGCGCTCGAGATGTTGCGAGACTCGGGACACGTAACCGGCTTGGGATGCATCGACGGTTTGAGCCACTACGACCTTCGGGCGATGGGCATCCGCTACACGTGCGAGCCTGCAAAGTGGGTAGAGACGCGCGAACAACTAACGCAGTGGGGGACTAAGTAACCATGCCTGATCCGTTCCTTATCCAACTGTTGATCATCGCCGCGGCCGGCGCCCAACTGGCCTACGCGGTGAGCCTGAACAGGTAGACACGCGACCCGCAACGGTGCACGGTGGGCACCGCAACCCAAACCAACGGAGCAAACACGATGCCACGAGCCTTTCCATTTTTGAAGCCGTCTCGAGTATTCGACCCGGACAGCGACACGTACGACGCCACCAAGGGCCCGCGCAACCACGCGCGCAAGGCCATTGGGGTATGGCGGCCGAACGATACCTACCGGGACGTCGAGCACGGCCCAGTGATTGAGATCGACCCGAGCACGATCGACCCCTCTACCCTCATTTAGTACGGGTCCGGGGTCCGGGTGCCGGTCCGGTTCGCGCGCGACGGCATCCCGCCAAACCCAGGGCGGGGTGCCGGTCTTGACGCGTCAACACGAGGTCCGCACCGCTTGACATTTCCTTGACAGTTAGGACTGTCGTAAAACCTACCGATGCGGTAGACTGAATCAACCAACCAACCAACCAACCAACGGAGCAAAAAACTATGAACAACAATGGACTGATTTTGTGGGAGGGCGTTAGCGCGATCGATGGAGTTACGCCGATCGTCGCAATCGCCACGGGTTTCACGAGGCCCACGGAAAACGAAAAACTTAGCAAGCGCAGATCGAAAGTGATTCAGGTGTTTTACCTACTGCGCGACGTACCACCACACAAGGCGGTCAAGACCGGCGAAGACTCGGCCGTCTGCGGCGATTGTATCCACCGGCCAGCGTTGAACGGGTCGTGCTACGTCGTGACGTATCAGGCCCCGCTGGCAGTGTGGAACGCGTACCAGCGAGGAAGCTATGCACGGTGGGACGGGGACGCGTCGATTTTTGAAGGTCGCTTCGTTCGGTTCGGCGCTTGGGGCGACCCCGCCGCGGTACCCGTGGACACGTTCGACAGCATCCGCGCGGCCGCGGCTCGCGTCGCAGCGTATACCCACCAATGGCAGGACGATCGGTTCGCAGGCCTGCGCGCGTGGGCCATGGCATCGGCCGACAATGCCAAAGAGCGCGCACGGGCGCGGCTCGCTGGGTGGAGATCGTTCCGGGTTCGCCGCGAGGGTGAGCCGCTACTGCCGGGGGAGCGCCAATGTCCGGCAGCGGATGAGGCGCCCACGGCCGGCCGCATGGATTGCGAACGGTGCGGCGGATGCAACGGCCTATTGACAGGCACAAAACGTCCAAGTTTTTCTATCGTCGTCCACGGACGCACTAAGACCAAGTTTAACAACACCGAAACCAACGAAGGGTAAAACCATGAGCATAAAAGACTTTCAACGACTTTGCGATCTTGCCGATATGCCTACGGCTAAACTTGAACGCGAGACCAAACGCGCGGCCGTGTTCCTGCATGGTCGCATGCACGATTGGTTCTGCGGTGGCGCCGGTGTCGAAGTGGAACGGGCGCCTGCGCTCGAGGGGTGCGGGGCTGCGCTCGACATTGACAAACGCCCGCCCGTGATTCTGGATTGTAGCGCGTCAATCCCAAACGGGAAGGCATTGCACAGCCGGGTGACGTTTTGCGCCGAGTGCGCTGCTCGCAACGTGGAGACGGCGATCGCGCAGGTTAAACGGCTGGCGCTGGACGCCAATCCCGGATTACACGACGCCGACCAAGTGCCGCCGGAGGCGCAGACCATGATTCCCGGCACGCGTCCCGACCCCGCCAAGGTCCTGACGTTCAAGGCGGAGGTGTGGTAGCGCCTTAGACTTTGCTCCGCGCGGTTTGGGGTCCGCGTCCGGCTGGTTACCGGGAACCAAAACCCCCCAC